AATGGGATCATCTTTTCTTCTTGATCGCCTTGCTCGTTTTTCTCTGTGATCTTTATCTTTTTGAAGAAAATAACTTCGTGGCTTTTCTCACCTTTCTTGATCTTTGCGCCCACCTCTTTCCATTTGTTGAATGTTGCAAATACTGGTGAATTGTATCCCATCACCGCCATTGTCATTCCAAGGTGCCAGCGGTTGATCCCCTTGTAATCTTGTTTGTAGATTGAGATTGGTTGTCCGTTGTTTTTCGTCGTCGTTTTCCAAGGCTTCGACCAATTGATCCCCTCGTTTTCCATTAGCTTGATGACTTTGTTTGCGATTTCATTAAGAATATTTGACTGTGCCATGTTTGGCCTCCATAAGTTTGAGATTGTGATTGATATTTATCCTCAACAGCTTTGCTGTTGGTCGCGCGAGGGATTATTCCTCTGTTGGGATTTGAATTAAAACCTTGTGGCAATCGCTAGCCAAAACCCCAAGGTGCTGAACGTGGTGCCATTTCATAAATTGGCTTTCTTCGTCGCAATCAACGGCCCACCAGCTATGGTGCTTCTTGTCCATTTCTGCGCAAAATTTTTGATAGGTTTTGTAATCCGAATGATCGTCCATTGGATCATCCATATCAAAACAGCTTTCATCGCCATTGATCAGGGCACCAGCCCAATGAGAGGGCAAATAATATTCTGCTAGTTCCATGATTTTTCCTTTCGTTTAAGAGTAAAAGCGGCGGGTTCCTGCCCCTTCAGTTTCATCGGTTTCGAGGTATCGAAAGCCTTTGTAGTTTCCAGTTTCCATCAAGATTGCTTCCAGCAAATTGCACTCACCAAGCCTTTCGGCATATTCGGAGCGATGGGACTTTTCGAGATAATGGTTCACCATTTCCTTGATGCGATTAACGTCGATTGTTTTCTTTTGTTTGGTCATAATGTTTCCTCACTTTCTGATTGGGTTTTATCCTCAAGGCTTTTAGCCTTGGTCGCGCGTAAGAGAATTTACGCATCAAAACACCGCCAGATTGACGGTGCTTTCATAGGTAAATTACTGTTTGGATGCTTCAATTTCGGCAAACATTTCTTGCTGCAACCGATCAAAACAGTCGAAGCGATTTTCATCGTCGGTAAATTCTCGGATGCAATCACAATAGGCTAAAGCCTTTGTGTAATATTCTGACTCATAGCCGATGTGGTGGTTTCTGCGCATTGCTCGTTTTGCTTTGCGTTCCCAATGATTGATAAGATTGCTCATAGTATTTCCCTTCTTGATTAGATGATTTCAAAAGTTACGAGGCCATCAGTCTCACTGATCGGAGACCATGAAAGACCGTGCTGGCTGTCGATTGCGTCGATGGTGGCAATGGTTTCGTTTGACAGCTCTGGATCAGGATCGAAGTGCAGTGAAAAGATTTCATTGATGACGTTCTGGGTAAGATTGATTGTAAACATGATATAAACTCCAAGGTTATGGTTGGTTGCCTTATTGACACCCCAAATCTATCCTCAACATCTTCGATGTTGGTCGCGCGTATAGGGGACGATCCGATTTTGGTTTTCGGTTAAGGTTTGACCGTGGCACTCAAAAACCCTATGTTTTCAAGGCTGGGGAGCAGTTCTGAAAACGTCTTTGAGGGTCAAAAACGAGGGGGAAAACCTATAATAGAGGGCTGGTCACATCAATAAAATCAAGGACTTAGCGGGTGTGTGTGCTAAAAGGTGTGCAAATAGACAACCAAATCTATCGAAAAGGGGGGGGATAGTGGCACCCCGCGAAGTGGAATTTTGCAATTACAGTTACTCGACCCCCAGAGAAATCTGAGCAAATTTGAAAACGTCAGGAAACCATTATGGGACGCTTACCAAGAAAATCTTTACCGCCTGAGAAGAAATTGACCCCTGCCCAAGTAGGCAGACTTCGATCCGACATTATGATGAAGGTGTCTGAGCAACTAACAGAGGCCCACGAAGTTGTGATGGGCAGACATGAGGATGGTTGGAACCCGACACAGGCCCGTGTCTTCGCCGCATTACTCAACAAGGTAATGCCCGACCTAACAGCCCAATTCGTCCAGCATGAACACCTGCAATCCGAGGCACCAGAGAAGCTATCGCGCAGCCAGCTTGAGGACATTGCGATGGGGATGAACGACATATTGGATGCGGAGATTGTTAGCGGGGAGGACGACGATGATAACGGCACAGGACGCAGCTAAACACCTTCTCAAACTCAAGAAAGCGGAAGAAAGCTTCAAGGGGTTTGTCCAGCTTCACAATCCAGAGTGGAAGTTGCCTGATTTCCACAAGACATTGATCACAGCCCTGGACAGATTGGAGAGCGGCGAGGGTCCACGAAACCTTTTAATCACAATGCCGCCTCGTCATGGCAAGTCTACCTTTGGCAGCGTGTACTTCCCTGCCTATTTCATGGCGCGTAAGCCTTCTCGTTACATCATGTCCACCTCGTACAACAGCCAACTTGCCACCGACTTCGGACGCCAAGTGCGCGACCTTGTGAATGACCCACTAACTCGCCAAGCGTATCCCGACCTAGAAATGTCTCAAGACAGCCGCGCGGTTGACCAGTGGCGCACTACGGTTGGAGGGGCTGCGTACTTCATTGGTGTGGGCGGTACGACCACGGGCCGTGCTGCTAACATCTTATTGCTTGATGACCCTCTAAAGTCGCGTGAGGAAGCCGAGAGTGCCACCCAGCGCAACAAGGTGTGGGACTTCTATGTGTCTGGCCTCTCCACTCGCTTACAGCCTGACATAGATGGACAGCCACCCGCCCAGATCATCATCCTCACACGCTGGCACCCCGACGATATTGCGGGTCGGCTTATGCAGACTGACGATTGGAAGGAAGGAATGTGGTCACACATCAATTTCCAGGCCATTACAGAGAAGGTTGTGCGCGGGAAAGAGGGTAAGGATCGCCGCCAGCTTGCTCCTACTGACCCGAACTACATTAGTAACGAGGATGCGCGGCAAATATCAGCTAAGAAACGCTACTTACCTGTCACTGAGCGCAACGCTTTATGGCCTGAACGCTTCTCATTGGAGGATTTAGAGCGCAGGGAACGTCTAAATCCGCGTGAATTTGCTAGTCTTTACCAGCAATCGCCCTTTATCCAAGGCGGCAACCTAATAAGATCGCAATGGTGGCGCACATATCCCGCTGATATGCGGCCAGAGCAGTTCACATCCCTCATAATTGCGGCTGATACTGCGTTCAAAGCCAAGTCTACGTCCGATTATTCTGTAATGATGACGATGGGCTTAGACAAATCGGGCGACATTTACATTGTTGACGTACACCGTGAGCGTTACGAGTTCCCTGATCTCAAGCGTAAGATGATAATGCTGAACAACCAGTGGCGTGGCCGAGGGTTGCGCGGCATTTACATTGAGGACAAGGCAAGCGGTCAGTCATTGCTGCAAGAATTGAAGCGTGAGAGCGGTGTATCCGTAATCCCTTACAAAATTTCTACAGATAAGGTCACGCGCCTATCGGCGGTATTACCATTGATAGAGGGTGGTCGCGTTTTGCTTCCTGACAACGCGCCTTGGTTGGATGCGTTTCACGATGAATGCCAGACGTTTCCCGCTGGCACTCACGACGACCAGATAGACGCTTTATCCATTGGCCTCGACGTGTTGGCCCGTACTCCCCAGACGGGTGAGTATTATCGGCCCCCGACATTCGGGAAGCTCAACAAAGAAGACAGCTTATTCAGCCAAAAGTCGGACTTAAACCAAGGCACCTCATGGAGAAATTGGGGCGAATAATGGGGACGACTTGGGGTGCAGATAAAAGGTAAAAAGAAATCATGGCATTGATAACGAACCACTACAGATCAGAGTACACACCGCTCAATGACGGGATCGTTGTCGATCTGTCAGAACATGCGACGAAGCTTCTGGCCTATGAGGACATATCGTCGGACCTTACGGACGACCAAGAGCAAAAGCTCGTAGACTATATAAAGTCTGCGATGCAAATGTCGTATGATCGTATCTCTCGACGCTACGACCATTGGAATGAAGCGGATCGGGCGCATGATGTTTATGTTCGTCCTGATGCCACCTCGTTTAGAGAGAAGGCGGTCATTGCCGATACGCGCGCAATCGCAGATACGGTTCTAACGTACCTCATGGCGGCACTTACGGGCCGCAATCCTATGTTTCAGTTGGAGGGTTTGAACCGAAAATCCCGCAAGTCTTCTGCAATCATTGAGCGTTTGATCCACCAACAGATGCGTCGAACAGCAGGGGAGGCCCGAATTGCGCAGCACCTTCTTGATTGTATCAGATATGGATACGCCCCCACCAAGATCACTTGGGATAATACAAACCGAACCAACCAGATTACAAACTTTGATCCGAGGCGCGTATTCCATGATCCGAGAGTCCAATGGGGCGATTGGGAGAGGATGCAATACATCATCTTCTCAGACTATTCCAGCTATGACGCCCTTTTACAGACAGGCATGTACCCCAAGCTCAGTCAGTACCCTGCGCTCCGCAACCGTATTACCCCACCAGCGGGTGGATGGGAAGGACACCGTTGGCATAAGGAAGCTGGACGAGGATTATCAATAGACCCAGCCGAGCGTAACAGGCGCGAGAACGGCGGCTCTTACTTCACGCTTGGTGACAGCCGAGTTGTGGACGAAATGTGGGTTCGCCTTGCGGGTTACGAGGTAAACCTTCCTCAGATTGACCACCTATGGATGGTCTGCACAGTTTTAGACGAGAGTGTGATCATTCGCGCTCAGTTAAACCCATATGGTCGTCAGTTCCCTGTGACCATAGGCGGCTTGTACCACGATGCACACAAGACCTACTCCCAATCGCTCTATGACTTGCTCCTCCCCTTGCATGACATTGCGACATGGCTCTTGCGCTCCCGCATCGACAACGTGCAAGCCGCTCTTTCTAACCTGATCTTTGTGGACCCCACTCAGATTGCGATTGGCGACCTTATAGATCGCAACCCTCACGGCCTTGTCCGTACAATGCCAGGTGCCAAGCCTGGTGAGGGTGTGTTTGTTGCCCAAGTTCCTGATGTGACGCGCGGTCACTGGAATGACATCAACCAAATGTCACAGTTGAAACAGCGTCTTAGTGCGGCGTCTGATGCTCAACAGGGTATGCCCACAGCCGAGGGTGGTGTTCGCACGGCGACAGAAATCCAGCGTCTTACTCAACTTGGTAGCCAGCGTTTGGGTGTTTTGTCCCGCGTAATATCTGCCACTTCTGTACGCCCGATGGTGCGTATGATGACTTCCAATGTCCAAGACTTCTTTGCGTCTGAGGGTTCCATTCGTTTGGGTTCTGACGACACGGCGGCACCGATAGCTAACATGGTGCAAGATGGTTACTTGGACTTCAACATTTCCGACATACAAGGCGAGATTGATTACCTCGTCGTTGATGGCACCTTACCGCTAGAACCCACCAGAAACGCCGAGACATGGATTAACATGCTGAAAGTATTGAATGATACTGGCATGGCTATGGAGTACAATGGCGGCAAGGTTGTTGAAGAGGCCATTCGTTCAATGGGTATTGCTGACTTGGATCAATTCAAGATCAGCAAAGAGCAACAAGCCAAGGGTCCGACCCCTTCTCAGGAAATGATGCTTATGGAAAAGGCGCGAGGCGCGTCTGTCCAGCCAGCCCAAGACATTGAGCGTGAAGTTCAGAAGGGCAACTTGGTTCCCATGAAAGGAAACGAGCGATGACGAACCCCGTACACAGCCGTAATTGGGCGTCACAGGTTGATGCGGTAACGCGAGAATATATCAACGCGCGGATAAACGAAGAGTTGAGGCCGATTAGGGACGACATGGACTCCCTTCGCGGTGCATTATTGAGCTTGAGAGAGACAGCCAATCTCAATTCTGGCAACTTGATTGGTCGTTTAAACAATATGGAAGAACTGTTGTCGTTGTCCTCAACTCGCATAGCGCAGTTACGGACTTTGGCGAATGAGGAAGGTAGTTAATGGCACGTACCCGCGTCCCCTCAGAACAGCTAAATTTCAGAAGTGCGAACACTGGTACGCACTTGCTGGACACGTATCTTGAGGATGCGGAAAAGGGTGGCCTCACCCTAGCTCAACTTATGGGTAAGCTGTTTGATGAAGCGACCGGCGAGATCGACGCCTTTACGTTTACCTACGACAGCACTAGCGGTGCTGAGAAGATGAACCTTCAGATTGGTGAGGGTGGCGCGGTAACTGAGATTGCATCATTCACACAGCTATTCTCAGACCTTAACTCTTTCAAGACTACGGCCCTTGCTGACATGGAAGGCAAGCGTGCTGACGCAGAGGCAAGTGCCACTGCGGCTGCTTCTTCTGAGACTGACGCCCAGACCGCGCAGGCTGCTTCTGAGGCGGCTCTTTCCGCAGCGCAGACAGCTAGGGACAACGCTCAGACCTACGCAAACCAAGCATTCCAAACAACACCAACGGTCATCGCACAGGGCATTCTTCTCGCACAACTGCACGGCGGCCTTTTCGACGGGAGTACCCTATAATGCCAAGCATTTCAGTCGCAGACCAACAGGCTTTAGCCGACCAGTTAAGCACACGCCTCAACGGCTTAGATGCTTCTACACCTAACGCCGATCTCGTTTATCTCTCAAGGATGATCGAAATCTTCAACGGCAACGCGAACCTTTCTGCGGTCTCTGCCGAAGGCACGGCTCAGATCGCTGCCGTTCAATCTGCAAGCGCAGACAAGACTGCCATAGTTACGGCAGAAGGTGCTACCCAAGTTGCAGCGGTACAGGCTGCGAGTACAACAGAGCAAGCCGCTCTTAACGGACTACAGACAAGCATTCAGTCGGCTCTCAATGCCTATCAAATGTCTCCGTCCAAAGTCTATTTTCTGTCACAAAGTTAGTTAAGAGGATAACATGGCAAACGGATTATTAGGAAAAAAAGTCGTCGGAAGTCGGGATACGGAAGTTGTTTATACAGTTCCAGCGTCACGGACTGCGACAATGAATGTAAACATAGTTAACAATGGTTCCGAAACTGGCAACGTATTCCTTTACGTTTCAGACAAGGATTACCAAGCTATTGACTTCGAGGATTACAAGCCTCTCGACGATAGCTGGACACTGGATGCGGAAGACTACTTAGATGTTGTAGGCTTCGACCAGTCTTCTTTGATGGCTACCTTGAAGAACACATCCCGCGATGTGACCAACACAGGTACAGTAGACGTTGAACTCACTCGGAAGATTTCCGTAGACAACGCTGCGGGGACCATGACTGTTGAGGCTCTCAACGCTGCGCAAAATGGTATGCCTTTGCCGTTCCTTGACGACACCGATTGGTATGTTCGTTCCGCGAACAACGGTTCGACTTACACACTTGCGAATTTCCTTTCAAACGGCAGTGCTCAAACCACTGCTAACACATGGGGTCAAGACGCGACTGACAACAACCGCTGGGCTACAAACGTAGATGGCAAAACTGGCCTTTGCTATGTGAACGGTACACCCGCTTCTGGCTCTACGACAGTTTCGTTTATTGCTGACTACCGCCGCAAGGATGCTGCAATTTACACAAACACCAATTGGGCGGCTGGTGCTATCTCTAGCTGCGTGGGCATTAAGACAACGGGTGAATACTTCCTTACTGGTGTTGTTTTCGGTACTGTCTACATTTCGTCAGATGGCAACCCAACAACTACAACCATGTTGCAGAACTCTCAGTTCTCTCTCTCGGCAGTTTCGGCCGCAGCGGGTGGTATCATGGTGGGTGCTACAGCATGTGAAGGCGGGTCTGCTGGATCGGGCTACATCTACATGGCCTTGTCTTCTGATAAAGTTATCTACTCGACCTACGACAGCAACACGGCGGTTTCTTCTACGACTTCTGATTGGGAGTACGCATTTGACTTCCCATCGGGCGTCACTTGGGAAGACCTCGTAGATGTGCGTTGCGGTAGTGCAGCAAACGAATTGCTCTTAGTTACCGATAAGAAGGTATATCGCACAGTCGATCTGGGCGTCACCTGGACGAACACTCCAAACGCGGGAACAATGCCTTACAAGATCACAGTCGCGGCTGACGCCGCTGGTGCGAATAAGTACAACGTGAATGGCATTCTTGCTGGTGAAGTTGAGTTGATCCGAGGCCGCACATATCGTTTCTATGTTCACGATAGTACCGTCAACACGCATCCATTCTTGTTCTCTACAACAGAAAACGGAACTCACGCGACAGGCGGGGCAGCTTACGACACTGGCGTAACCTACTACCTTGGCGACCCAGATGATGACGGGGATACGACGCAGAAGTACGATACGGCTTCTGACTACACCACGAACTTCGCCACCTACAACGGCCAAGTAAGGTTTGTAGAAGTTGTAGTAGCTTCGGATGCGCCTGATACGCTTTACACTTATTGCCATACCCACAGCGGTATGGGCTTTACGGTAAACGTAGCAGACGCGCCTACCACTGCGCCAAACGATGATGAGACAATCATGGTTGCTGCCTCTATCTGGGCAACGACAAGCGGTGACGTAACCAAGAAGTTTGATCTCTTTAAGAACGGCGAAACATACAGCCGTGAAAAGCGGTTCTTTGAGCTTCCCGAAGTGGACCTCTACGACAAAGCTGGCCTTGGGTCAGGTGCTCTCTTGGAACGGACTGCAATCATGGCGTCTTCTGGTGAGCAAATCATTGTCAAAACATCGGGTGAAAACGTAGTCGTCCGTGTACACGGAATAGAGGAGTAATCTCATGGGTCGCACACTTATAGGGGGTACGGCTGTAGCTACAGTCGCGCCCACACCCACCACACCAGCAGCAGGCTCATCAAGTAGCTCGGACCCTCGTAAAGAAGGTCTGCCAATGTTCGCATCTTGGGTAATGCACGACGATAACTTTCGTGGCATCCAGTGTTCCACTTACAGCAGCGACGGTATGCAGACTAACAATCCTTGGGCTTACTCTCTCCATAGTAGCCCCGGTTCTAATTACCACGGCGGGGTAATGAACGATAAGTATTTTGGCAAAAGCAGTGACAAGCCGCAGTGGTTTCGCACAAGCAGCGACATTAGTTCCAATAGTAGTAGCTACCTAGTGGGCCGTACTCAGGACAATACCCACTGGCCTTCTGCGATGTCGATGAATATTGGCCCTACGGGCCAGTTCGCTTCTAATATTATGAGTGGCACTAACCACCGTGTTAAATCACACCGTTACATGACCACTCAGGTTCTTCCCGAGGGTGTTCGTCCTCGCATTTTTCTGGCAAATGACAACCTAACAATATACAGAACATCCTCGCCTTCTATTGGTGCTCGTTACGGAGTGGGCGGTCAGTCACTTAATATCACAGAAAGTGCTATGACAGCAGCATTCCCCGGCATTTTAAGCCGCCGTTATGGTACAAGCTACGGCATGTCTGGCTACAATGAGAAAACTGGCTACTATGTCCTGTTCGCCAAGACCTCCAACGGCAATGTCGATATGTTCAAGTGGAAGATCGGTGCTGATTACCGCCTTACTGACCCGAAGGTAAACATAAGAGAAGCCTTCCTCAACGCGACTGATTTTGAATATCGTCAGATGGATAACAGTTACAATTTGAGCGGCAGCGATGGTTACTACCGTGGTATTATTACCGTTGGCGACAACGGTTATTGCCGCTGGACCCGTTGGGGCGAAGGCAATGGTGTCTATACCCACTTGTTCCATTTGGACAGTTCGGTATCCAGTAATTTCATCACCTCCAACTCTCCTGACAGCACGGGAGAGACTTATAATTCAGACAATAATAACTACAATTATAAAATAAGCATAACAACTACCTATGGGATAGACCAAGGTGACGACCATATCGGCATTGGTTATCAGTCCACATGGGATAATTGCTGGCACCTCGCTTTCGGCCAATATTACTATTACGGCGCGGGCATGATGGCTTACGTCACCAGCACAGCCGACCCACGGGTTTGCTATCGTATAGAAAATAACAACTCTAGCTATGGCTGCTCTCCTATTGCTTCTGGCACCACTGGTTTTATTTTCAGCCGAGATCAAAACGCTGACGGTTCAAACCATTACTGGCATAACTTCAATATGTTAGGCGCGGTGAAGACGTATGAAGAGATTAATGCAAATATCGCTGCTGGCACGGATAACCCCAGAGGTTCGATATTCACTTACAACAATGTTAATCTTGGTTCGAATTACGAAAGCATCGCCCATACCGACCAAGGCGGCTTGGTGCCAAACCACGGCTATCATTCTACACAGTACCCCCGTCTTTTGAACGTAAATTGGTGGCCCACCAAAGACGGCATCATGCAATTCCCAGGAGATTACTAATGACTAGATACGCGATGGTGTGGACCGAGGAAAATAAAATCACCCTGATCGGTGACGATATAGAGGCAATGGACGGTCATACTCTTTTGGAGTTGCCAGACGACTTAGAGCCTTGGCGTTTTTCGGTGGATGCTGATGGTGATCTTGTAATTGCCTATGAGGGAGAGGACACCGAAACAGCCCTTGCCAGCCTTAAAGCAGATCAGGAGGCGGCTCAAGCCGTCAGTGAAGCCGCAGCCGCCGAAGGTAGGATTGATGGCGACTAAGCGCGTCAACAAAAAGTCTATGCCTTGCAATAAGCCTCGCCGTGCTCCGGCGGGGTCTAGCAAGAAGTCTGTTGTGAAGGCGTGTTCTGGCGGCAAGGAAAAGATCATTCGTTTTGGTGACAAGAAAATGTCCATCAAGAAAGGCACCCCTGCCCGTAAGAAATCTTACTGCGCTAGGTCGGGCGGGATCAAAGGTACTAGCAACAAACTGAGTGCAAACTATTGGTCGCGCAAAGCTTGGAATTGTTAAAATAGGAGAACTGAAATGCCTCAAGTCGGTAAAAAGAAATTCCCATATACCAAAGCTGGTAAGGTCGCTGCGGCCAAAGCCGCCAAGAAAACTGGCAAGCCCGTTAAAAAGAAAAAGGGCTACTAATGGCAAAGACCTCGAAAGCCGTAAAAAAGCTCGGTTCCAAAACACAGTCTGGAAACATGCAACATAAGGACTGCCCCTGCACACAAGGATAAGTCATGCCAGCCAAGAAAAAGAAACTCGACGCTTGCGCCAAGAAAGTGAAGTCTCGCTACAAGGTTTGGCCCTCGGCTTATGCAAGCGGTGCTGTTGCTAAGTGCAGGAAAGTAGGCGCAAAAAACTGGGGCAACAAAAAGAAATGAGTGACCTTCGTAAGTGGTTTGCCCAGAACGGTGGCAAGGGATGGATTGATTGCAAGACGGGCAAACCTTGTGGACGACAGAAGGGTGAAAAACGCAGATCATATCCAGCATGTCGCCCAACCAAGGGGGCATGTAACAGCGCGGCGAGTAAGAAGACTTCCTCAAAGCGCATAAGCTGGAAAGGAAAGAAAAGTGGCAAAGGGTCCAAGTAAAGCATTGCGCAAGACAGGATGCGGCATGACCAAACCTGGCAAGGCACCGATTAAAAAGAAACCGAAATCAGGAATGAAAGTTTCCAAATAATTATGACACTTAAATCTGACGTTAACGACCTGATCCAACTTTCGGAAAGTAGGGGATGGGCTAAGATCAACAAGGTCATGCACGATGAAATGTTACAACTCGCATTGAGCATGGCCCGAACTCCCGACATGACGCAGCAACAAATGGATTTCCAGCGTGGAACCATTTGGGCGGCTGAACAATTACTGAATGTGCCACAACGTCTAATACATAAACTTGAAGGCGAAATGGCGATGGAACAAGCAACACACTCCGCTACGGCTGAGAAAGGATTTAACGATGGCTGATAAGAACCAAGACCAGATGGCACGTATTGCGGCAAAGCAATTAGGCGGCGAGGCACCGAAAGAAGCGGTAGCACCCGCAGCGAATGCCACCCCTCAAGAGCAAGCGGCCCAAGTTGCTTCGCCTCAAACTGAGGGCGACAAGTCGCAAGAGGCGGCAGTAATGTATAAGATCAAGATGGGTGACAAAGAGCGTCAGCTTACACCTCAACAGATTTCCAGTACATTCGAGCGTTACCGCGACCTCAACCACAAGCAAGCGCAGATGAAGCCAGTTATGGACTTGGCTGAAAAGATGATGAATGCTGGTGGCATTGACGGTGATGCGGCGGCGAAACTGATGCAAGCTTCTATGAAGGCTTACACTAAGAACGCCCAAATGGGGAAAACACGCCCAGCGCAGCAAGGGGTAGCGGCACCACAACAGCCTAGCCCGAATGCTCAACAGCCCAACTTGGACAATGAGTTTAAAAAGTATGAAGACGAAAACGCTATTTCACTTCCCCCAGGATATAGGGAAGCGGCTGCACGTTTGAATGCTATGGAACAACGTCTTGGTCAGGGTATGCAGATGATGCAGCAAATGAACCAACGTATGGGTCAGCAAGCCCAGCAAGGCGTTCAGTCTGCGCAGCAAGCACAAGGTGATCGGATGCAAGCTGTTGAGCAAAGTATCCGCAACAACTTGGACCGCGCACAACAAGCGGCTGGATTGCCCGACGAAGCGGTTAAGGACTTCCAAGCTTATGCTGGTGAACGCGGCTACACTGCCGAGGATTTTGCCGACACCAATCTAACGATGAAGGTTGTGCAAGACTTTGCAAATCAGCGCAACACTCCTGAGTTTAAGCGGTTGAAGGACATGTCTTCTCGTCGCCAAGCTTTCTTGCAAACGCAGCAAGGTAGCCCCGCGTCATCGGCAGCAAAGCCTAAAGGCGACCAAACAATGGCTCGTATGGCAGCTAAAGCGATTGCAGGTCGCAATCAGTAAAATTAGGGACGACACGCGACTGACAATTCCACATATTAGAGGTGAACAGACGCTACGGCTTCAACTTCATGTTCACCCCTTGGGAATTGTAAGGTCGCGTGTTTTCCGCGTACTAAACAACGTCCCCCGATAAAACGTAACACCTATAGAAAAGGAGATCAGCAATGGCTGGTATTCAAGGTCTTCGGGGTACAGGTCAGTTTGACAGTGACTTTCGCCCCAAAAATTACCGCGAACTTTTTTCGCTCCTCGAACCAAACGGAAATTCGCCTTTAAACAGCATGTTAGCAATGACAGGCTCCGAGGCAACGGACGATCCAAGCTATAAAAATTTCCGAGATGAACTTCCCAACCGTGCGCTTTCAGTAAACGGTGCGGTAGCTTCTGCCTCTACTACATCTATCACAGTGGATGCTGGTAACGACAACTTGTTTGCCGTTGCGGGTTCTATCATTGTGAACGCCCAAACTGGCGAAGTCATGCGTACTACTGCTGACGCTTCGGCAACGGGCTTGGTTGTAGAGCGTAACATTGGTGGAACAAATCACCAGATTGCAGACGGGGCCGACTTGTTCATTGCTGGTACAGCATATGAAGAGGGCGCGAACTCTCCAACTGGCGTAAGCTTCGACGCAACCGTGTCAGAAAATTTCACTCAGATTTTCCGCACGGCCTTCACAGTCACCGAAACACTACGTGCAACTAACTTGCGCACAGGTGACAAAGAAGACGAAATGGCGACCAAAGCTCTCAAGATGCACATGATGGACATCGAACGAGCAATGTTTTTCGGTAAGAAAAACGAAAGCGCGGGTTCAACAGCCCAACCTCGTCGTTTCACAGGTGGCTTGATCAATACTCTATCTAACGTGATTGACCGTTCTTCTGCATCAAATACGATGACAGAAGATCAGTTTGATCGCTCGTTGATCGAAGACATCTTTGCGTTTGGTAGCAAACAGAAGATTATGTTCTGCGGTGCCAAAGTCGCTGGACACCTTCAAAAATTTGGTAAGGACCGTTGGTCCCCCCATGTTATTGAAGACACGTACGGCGTGTCACTTACGGGCTACGAGACTTTCGCCGGGACGCTTGCGGTCCATCTTCACCCACAGTTCCGCATGGTTCCTGGGATGGAAAATGCGGCGGTGATCGTGGATTTCCCATACTTGAAGTATCGTTACATGGAAGGCCGCGACACATCGCTTTTGCGTGATCGTCAGTCCCCAGACGCCGATGCAGTCAAACATGAGTATTTGACCGAATGTGGCCTCGAATTGTTGCAAGACAAGGTACACACATACATCAAAAATTGGGACGCAATTGCGTAACTTTTGATGCAGTGAAATTAGTTAAGGGCAGCTTCGGCTGCCCTTTTCTTTAGGGACGACTAAGGGTGGTAAAATCTGGATAAATAAAGGTGAACCATCATTAGGAGCTACTTTTATGGCGAAGAAACGCGCACGTAACGAAGACGGTCACTATATCGCAGATGATCCGACCACACCTCAGAATGAGGCTTGGGAAGAGCAAGAGCCTAGCCCAGCCAAGGCTAAACGCAAAGCCAAGCAAAGCCATGCTCCTAAGAAGGAAGCGGCATCGCCATTTACTTATTTTGTTTCGACGGGTGAAGAGTCCTCAGTTTTCGATCTTCGCATTGGTGACGTAAAGGTTCGCGGTTCGTGGGACACTGGCCGTGAGCATGTTTTTTGGAAAGTACCTGCCGACATTGTTGCTAACGCAATGAAGCACCACCACATTTGGTCTGGGCGCATTATTCCAGCCGAGGACGACTGATGGCAGAGCGGTCCGTAGTAAAGCCGTTTGCGGCGGGTAAGGAGAAATTTTCTCCCCTAGAAGACTTGGTAAGGTCGTCTTTAGTACGGGCTGGTAACTTCTCGCCTAGTCGCATTGATGGCGAAGTAATGATGATGATGATTGAACTCGCCAACCGAGTTGTCGAGGAAGTTCGCAAGCACCCGTACTGGTCGGGTAGTGACATAAACTATTACAATGACCCTACGGAAAGCCGCGACATTCCAGACATGGTAATGATTGATGGTTTGACCGCGCATTACTTGCTTCAGCAAGGTTCAGACAAAGCGATGGTGTTCTTACAGATATACCAATCCAACCTAACCGACACCCTGTTTACGCGAACCAATGGAAACAAAAAGATCGTTGTCAACATAAGGGACGGTGGCTCAAACCAGCGGTATTACTAAATGGCAAGACTCAGTTATGCTCCCATAGCGATTAAATCTTCCGCGACCACTTACTATGGTTTTCGCGGCATTGATCGTTCACGCGACATCACAGCTATGGAAACTCAAAAAGAGCAAAACTTTTGGGTGTTGGATAACTGTTATGTTGACTACCGAGGGCAGCTAATCCGCGACCCGAAATTCTTTTTGCATTCTGGGTCCAATCGGTTCCCTGTTAAAGCACTGCGCTTCTACAATCGTGAGGGCGTTTGCTATGCAGAGGAAGACGCTAATGATACTCACCTCGCTTCGGATCGGGGACACAGGGTAGATCAAGCCTATCAAAAGGGCGCAGTCGTCAGCATGACAAACTTCAAGGGAAAGGTTCATATCTTTTCTGAGAACACCCGCATGTATCGGTACGATGGATTTCAATTCGACACAGCAACGACTTCCATAACCCCTTCATTCGGTGTTCCTATCCAACGGCGTTTGGCTGTTGCTGGTTTTAAGGATAGGCCAACCACGATTGAATTTAGCCGCGTCGATAACCCCGACATCTTTCTTGAGGAAGAGGCTATCACTGAGGAAGTGACCCGTGCTTCCTTTATCGACATTTCCAATCTGATTGGTACAGCCGATGAAATCACAGGCTTGGGAACTTTCGAGGCCAACCGACTAGCGGTGTTCACCAAAGACCAAACGCTTGTCTACATCATCGACCCCGACTTTGAACAATGGCAACTCGACTCTCGCGCCAACCTTCGCATCGGTTGCATAAGCCACAACTCAATCGTGAACGCTGGCTCAGACCTTTTGTTTTGTTCACGCCGAGGCATTCACTCAATCATGCGGTCCGAGCAAAACGGTATTACTATTGCGGAAGCATCTTTGTCCGACGAAGTTGAGCCTCTGTATCAGGAGCTTGTAAAGACAACGCCAGACCCACGAATGATTAGTGCGGTCTATGATCAGGACACTCAGACCTATCATGTATTCTTCCCGCGTCCTGGGGGGACGCAAACCAAGCGTCTATCCATGAACTTCCGTTCTGGATACGAAATGGTGAACTTCCAGTTGGGTGACACACTGCTACCAAGATGCGGCGCGTTCCTTGGTGGAAGACTTATGTTTGGAACTGCTGATGGGGTCTATGAGGCTACAGATCGTGTGATCACTCAGGACACAGGATTGTCAGACTTACGGCGTTCACCGATGATCGCTGAAACCCCTACTTTGTGGCTGGGTGATTTTCTAAACAGTAAGCGTACACATTCGATGATCCTCCAAGCTACGGGCCGAGGTCGTTTTTACGTTGATGCTTTAGATGACGAAGACCGTCTTATGACCACTATCGAAGTCAACCTTGATCGTATTGAGGGAGACAAGCATTGGGGCGATGCACCTTTGAAATCTGACTACTCGTTCCCATTCAACCACATATTTCGCGGGGTCAGGCTTCGGTTCCGTACAGATGAAAAAGACGTTGACGCTGATGTAACGGTTATCAGCTTCGCGTTCTTAATGCACAAGGAGAAATAAGGCATGGCCCGTCTAAAGGTATTATATCCTGGTAATCACACATCCAGTGGCAACATCGGTGCGGATATTGAGAATATTGTCCGTTACCTCAACTCGTCTGAGCTTGGGGACCAAACAATCGCGGAGCTATTAAAAAAGCTTTTCGACACAGATGGTATTCTTCAAGCACCAGTAGAGCTTCGCAAAGATAACATCGAAGGTTTGCAATACCGTGTCGGTGAGTACACAGAAGCCGAGATCGGTTGGAAACAGCTTGCCACAGTAGACCAAATTCGCGGGGCGGCTGGTTCAGATGTAGGAACTATTGGTGCGCCTTTGTTTTCTGCACGTTTCGATGTTGTTGTTAATGAGGCAGATGGTGATGGTAACATTGCGTACCCTACAGGGACAACGGTGTTCAACTTCATCCATGAGCAAGCTGACGCAATTGTAGTATATTTGAACGGCGCACTTCTAGCGGCGGGTGATTACACGAATGATCCGTCTGCGAACACTGTCACTTTGACGACAGCTACGGATGCTGATGATCTTGTAACCATTTACAAGGTTCAGTCTGCTAACGACAGCGGCTTTGTGCGTGAGGATGTTGTCGCTGGTACGTCGCAAGCGGTTTTCCCATTCGTTCACTCTTCGGACCAGAAAGTTTTAGTTTACCGCAACGGTGTCCTTCAACGTCAGGGCGGTACTAACGACTATACGCAACAACCCGCCAACTCGACCATTACCTTCACATCGGCTCTAACGTCTGGTGATTTGGTCACATTCATAATCGTAGAAGACACATCTCAGGTTCGCGTGTCTGGCTTGATGACTGAAGATAAGTTCACCAACACAAACGGCTTGATCCCTTACGACAAACTCGCAATCGAAGATGCAGATATTCCGCGATCTAAAGTTGAGGGTGTGACTGAACTACTGGCAAACCGAGGGCGTGTTTATGTTTCTGCGTCTGAGCCTATAGGGGCGAACGCTGGTGACATGTGGGTGGACACGGCAAGTAGCCCAAACGTGTTGAAGTTCTACAACGGCACAGGTTGGCTTCTGACCAGCCCCGATACGGGTATTCCCGCCTTCGGCACTATCAACGGCTTGCAGTTTCTCCGCGTAAACTCAACAGGCGGCGGCTTGGAATTTGCGGATGTTGATTTCACCGCGCTTGTCCCGAAAACTTATATCGGCGCAGCGGATGGTGTGGCTGGTTTGGACGCAACGGGCAAACTCCCAATCGCCCAGCTTCCCGATACCTTCGCCACTCGTTCATTCTTCTTTCAGCAATCAGGTAGCATAACAAACGGAGATTATGTAATCACCCGTGCGTTCAAACAAAACGTGCGTATCGACGCGATTGCAGTGAAGAGTAATAGCGGATCGGGCAACGTACAGTTGAAAATCAACGGTATTAACGCTGGTGATTTGGTTGCTGCATCAAGCACATTAACAGAACAGAACTTGTCTGCCTCAATTGCTATTGATGCGGTAACAACCTCAAAGGAGATAGCTTTTTCCGTTTCGTCTGCGAACAACATGACCGATGTTGAAGTGACATTGGCGGCGGTTATCACCAATGTCTAATGATTTAACGCACGATCAATTGAAACGAATTGCGGAGTCTATGGCTAACATGGGCCGCAACGGGGACAGCGAGCTTGTTCACGTTATGCCAGAGGAAGTCGCCCTACTCGAAAAGATTGGGGCGGGGACTACTAACCCGCGCACAGGTTTGCGTGAGTTCAACACTACTCAAGAAAAGTTGAATGCGGCTCTAAAAGAAAGTGGTGGGTCGTGGACCAAGGAAGTAAATGACCTTGCGAAACAGCGTGACGCTGAGAAGGGTCAAACCTACAACGCTTCGACAAAAACCTACACCTCGACAAATAGTAGTAATTCCAACCCAAGTTCCTCAAACTCGCAAGGCGATAACTCAATTCGTCAAGACTTGGCAAACTGGCTTACGCCAGACGATGGCATGACTTACAAAAACGGTATTTTGGTTAATGCTGACGGTAGCAAGGTTAATAAAAACACAAGCTACCAAGATACGGCTAATGCGAGTACACCTTTTGATGGCAAGTCTTATGTGAACGGACAACTCGTCAATGACAAGACGGGCAAATCAGTTACGAGTGGTCACGACAGTATATTCAAGACAGTTGCTAATGTGGTTGGTTTGGTAGCAAATCCAGTAGCTTACGTTGCTGGGAGGGCAATTAACAACGCCTTTGATAAAGATGGCGATGGTAATATGTTCACTACGGGTGGTGAATTTACATTCTTCAACAATGACAATGAAAGTTCCACTCAGTCATCCGCGACTAGAACCATTGTAAATAACAACGACGATAACGACAGGTCAGCGGCTACCAATACCGCTTCAACGCAGTCAACTACGGGTGGTGACACTGACACAACAGGTGCTTCAAATGAAGAAGGTACATATTCAGAGATTAGTGACGCCCCCACCTACCGCGCTCCTGGGTTCACCTCTCGTCCAGAACGCCGCAAGTTCATAAACTATGATTATACAGATGGGACAGGTAAGCCTGTTGGAACGTACAATGGCAATGCCAAGCCTTTCCATGTGGCGACAAGTGCCGAAAGTATTGAAAGCTTTGTCTTGGCTGAGACTGCATCGAATGCAATCGACACGATGGTTTCTAGTATGTCGCCCGAAGTCCAAGACAAGTTGAATGGGGACATTTCTGTTCAACTGACAGCAGACAACCAGATCGCATTGTATGTTGGCAATGATGATACTGGTTATGTCGAAGCTGTTTATGCGGCTGACGACAATGGCATGAACACGGCGATGACTGATGTTGCGAACATGCTGGCTTATGGTGAGAGTTCTGGTGATCTGAATATCGACGCTGGTTACACTGGTCGAGTTCGGTCAGCCGCTCGTTTCACGGGCTACGATGACAACACACTTAACCAACAGTATGCGATGCTTAAATCAGAGGGGTCCAATTATGAACAAGGCTCCCCGTTATACTTGCTTTGGTTAGAACGTGTCCAAGAATTTGAAGACGAAATCAAAAGGCGCGATGGCGACCCTGCGGCAAGTTCTGCTGAATACTCAGTCACGGGTTTGACTAGATCGGTAGCGGAATCTGCGGCTGGGTTCTTTGCGTAATTAGGGACGACTTGGCCTTCCGTTAAAGGTTAAAGTCTACAAAAGTAAGGAGTTCTAACATGGCTTTTTCAACAGCTATCATGGGGTCGTCTGATGTGTTTGGTCCGAACACTGGCACATCTATTGCCTCTCGCAAAGAAGCTTCGGCTGCGGGTGAGAAGATTGCCGAACAGGGGCGGTACGGCGACACAATGGTTATCCATGCTTCGCCATTCACGATGAAGCTTTTGACTGACATTGGTGGGGCTAACACCTTCAACCCGAAAACGGGGATGTTAGAGTTTTACAACGTCGATGACCTACTACGGAAAAAAGTGGGGTACTAGGCTTTGTCTGATCGGTTGGCGATAGTAGGAGAGGTTGCTGAGTTATTTGCGCGTGACGCTTATTACAAAGAGAAGCCTATCTCATTGCTATCCAATTCGATCTTCCCTGCTTTGGATCATGGTAAATGGTTGGCGCGGTTTTCAGAAGACAAGTCTCTAACAGGTTTTTGTTCGTATGCTTTTCTCAAGGCGTCAGAAATCGAAGAGAACAGGTTTGAAGGCAAGGAAGCCTTCTCACGAAAAGACGGTGAAGTTTTGCATATTTGCCAATTTGTTTGTGACGGTGACAAGAGAGAGGTCTTTTCCTTTGTTCGCTACATTCAAGAAACTTTGTCTAAGAAATATCCAGAGCGTCCGTTTGCATCTGCACGAAGGCTTGGAAGTGGGACACAAAGACCCGCGAAATATGTAAAGAAAAAAGCGGGTCTATGCGCCCCGAACTATGGTTCAGAAAGGATTTAACATGAGCCGCTTATACAATCCATTCATGCCGAACCTTACGTTTGCATCTGGCCTTCTTCGTGACACTGACGGTGGCGGTGACCCTGGCGGAAGCGATGACAATAATAGTAGCTCCACAACTGTCAAAGCTGGCGATACAATGTCTGAAATCGCGGAAGCAAACAACATGTCCGTTGAAGAGTTGGCAGCGTCGAACAACATTACTAATGTTGATCAAATTCAAGTAGGTCAGACATTAGATTTGTCTGGTGCAAACTCTGGTAGCTCGACATACAATAACGGCGTGGGTACTGGCGGTATTGGCAGCAACAACAATGATGATGATGACGCGCCTAATCCACTTGCGTCTGCCGTAGCTTCGGGACAGGCTGAAGCCGACAGCTTCCCGTCCTACGATGCGTTTGGAAACGAGTACGACACTTCTGGAGAAGCTGCGGCTGCGGATAATTTCGCAGAGTTTCAAGCTTCAACCACGACAGGCAGTTACGACGAAATTCCTAACATCTATACGCCCGACCCTAACTCTGCTGGGGCTTCCAGCCAAGGCACTTCGTTTGCCAATTTCGACGACACAGACTCAGAGCCTTCCATTTATAACATGGATTTTGGCGAAGCTGGCCGTGGCGCGAATACTGGAGCCACGGCTAATTTTGGTGAGGAAGCTGCAAAAGCCACTGCCATGACTGACAACGAAATGAGTGCGCTGGACCAGCTTGCCCAAGATAACTTTAACGCTTCATTTGATGATGATAATAACCTAGTTGAAGGCAGTGTTGTGGACAACATAGCTAATGCCGCTGCTGCGGGTAACACTAACACTGACATGTTAGGCAACAGCGCAGACGTGTTGGAAAGGGCTAATATATTCCAAGAAGATGCGAGTAATCAAAACGCTGGCAATAACAACACAACAGAGTTGACTGATGCTCAAGTTGCAAACTCAATGGACGAAGACGAGCTTGATGGTGTTTCTAGGATACTTATCAACGATTATGGTTGGTCTTTAAGTGATGATGGGACAACGGCGGTAAACCCAACTAACAATCAGGGCTATAACGGCGTAGATTATAACGACCCATCGGAAGCGGAAGCCGCTAAAGCTGCGCAGAACGATGCTGAAAATGCGGGAAGCACCTACGACGATGCCCCAATAATCGCATCGCAAGACCCACAGATTGCTGCTGACGCAGTAATCGACAACAAAATGAACAATGACAATTATCCAACCACAACGGTGGATGAAATACTTGTCGAGGAATACGGTTGGACAATGGGTGATGACGGTAGGGCTGTTAGCCCAGGTGGTCAAACTGTTGACGAGGTGAACGCTGTTGACCCAGCAGTCGATCCATCTACCGATCCAGTTGTCGATCCAGTAGTCGTGAATGATGATGATGATAATGATGCTGATCCAGTTGTTGTAGCCGACGACGATGACCTTCCACCTATGCCGACATTGGAAACTGATCCAAGAAGAGACCCAGAGGTTGATCCAGAAGAGCCAGTTGTTGATCCTGAAGTCGATCCAGTGGTTGATCCAGTGGTCGATCCTGAAGGTGATCCTGTTGATCCTGACGACCCAGGTGATGTCTTTGCCGACCAGAATGATGACGGTACGATAAGCTCACTAGAGGCGACAATCGCCAACCTTCGCCAACAGCTTGCGTTGCTGACAAACAGTTCCACGCAAGAAACAGATGGATTGAGCCGTGAGGAAATTCTCGCGCTTATCGCGGAGGCTATGCGAAACAATAACTCGAATAGCTACAACCCTCTTGCCTACATGAATGCGTTTGGGTTTTCTGCGCAGCCTAATTACTTCGGCAACCCAATTCCAACCTATATGTCTCAAGATGGCGTCTATGAGCGAAGGGCTGTTAAGGATCGGGATACGGGCGAAATTCGTTATGTAAATGTTCCTATCGGAAACGCCTCATTAACTGGTACGGGCGGCTTCCAACGCCGTAGACGTGCGGGATTTGGCGGCAGCTTCGATACATTCTAGGAGACACTCGAATGAGTTGGTCAAACATAATTGATATTGGCATGGGTGTTGGGAGCTTGGTCTCAGCCAACCGTGCCAATAATGAGGCTGAACGCCTAAACGCCCTGACAGAAGCGCAAGTCACGGCAGAAATAAACCGCAATCAGGAGGTTGCGGATTTGTATGCTGGTGGCGCAGACGTAATGTCTAACAACCTTAACAGGTTGCTCACTGAGTACGGCGATTTTGGGCAGATCACTCCCTCGACTATCAATGACTTCAGTACATTTGTTAGTACCAACCGCGCACAGGAAGAGGCCGCAAACCGCAGAGAGGTGGATGGTCTTACTTCGTATGACCGTGCGCGGCTTCGCGGCATGGAAGACATGTACCGAGAGTTTTCAGATGTGAAGCTTGAGGAAGGTCGGGACGAGGTTTACTATCAAGACGAGAAGGCCAAGCTAACCGCGCCTCAGACGTTGCAGTTTGCTCAGATGCAAGATCAGATTGCTATGCAGTTTCAGAACTTGCGTAATCAAAACACAAACCGTGCGCTGGATAAACAATACTCGAAAGCGTTGGCGAACATTCCACCAGGAATGGAGAACTCTACGTTGCGCGTTCAAATGGAACGAGCTTCGGCTGACGCCTCACGGGAAGCGTACAACAATGACATGTTGGCGGCGGTTGGTGATGCACAGCAGTACATCGCTGGATTGCAAGGGGCTGCGTCCAACCAGCAGAACATGACTAATGCTGAACGTAATATGCAGCGCAATTTGGTTACAGACCGATTGAACTATGGCACGACTACACTCAACAATTCATTGCGCGGCGGTCAATACGGCCAAGATTACTACGGCAATGAGAAAGCAATGCGTGGTCGGAACATTGAGGAAGTCGGTGCGTTGCAGAATATGCGTAACAACACAGCCTTATCCGACTATACCAACTCGCTAAGTCTGGCTGGTGCTGAAAATTCTCTTGCAAATGATTTCATCAATCAAACGCTAGATTTGTCTACAGCCCCGTCCACATATTCAGCGCAGGGACAGGCGAATATTTCAAACTCTAGTTCTATTAGTGCGCTTGGTACGATGGCGGCAAATCAGCAGACGTTAGCAAGCCAAGCTTCCTCTGGTTTAGGTGGTTGGTGGTCTAACTATAAGTCTGTCAACAATTTCTAGGATGACACAGAATGATCAACTTCGGCGCGTTCCAGCAAGGCTACAACGAAAATGAAAAAATCCTTTCTGCGAAGCGGAAGGAAAATGCAGCACTGTATTCAGATTTTGTTAAGAGCAATCCTGGTGCAAGCGCAGATGAACGAGAGAAATTTGCTGGTTCGTTGGCTGGTAACAACCAATCGTTCCGCGCCATACTTCCATCGCGCGAAACTATGGAAGGCAACGTAGCACGTTATAATCAAGCACAGTCAGCGGCTAAAGCGTCAGCGGCTCGTAAGCGGAAGTTGCAAGACCTTGAGGTTGCGGGTAAGGCGACATCTTATTATGCAGATTTATTGCAAACAACGGATGCAAAGACAGCTAGTGAAATGACTAGCGGAATGTTTGGTGACTTACTAAACCCAGATATGATGCCAGCGGTAGCGGCACAAGCAAACCGTGTGGGCTGGGCTAAATTCCAACAGGACGCGGCACCTTTAATTAAGAACTTTCAAGACAACCCAACCCAAGCGAACTTGGACAGCCTAAATCGCGCTGGTTTTAATACCGAATGGGGCGATCAGTTAAAGAAACAATACGCTCCGCAACTTACCACGGCCAAAGAACGTGCGATGGCATTGGCAGCGGCTAACGTGCTTGGGATTGCTGAAAAAGTTGATCTGGATGATGACAATGTATTTCGCACTCAGATGGAAGCGGAGCTTTCAAAGTACAACGACTTAATATCGCCCGAACAAAAAATGAAAATTGAGGCTGATGCGCGTGGTCAACTTGAAGCACGGCGTGGCAAACGTACCGCTACGCAAACTGCCCTCGCCAAGAGCTTGACTGCCCCCGTCCTTGATAGAATTGGCACGGAAGGGTTCCAAACTCAGGCGCAAATACAGCGTCAGTTAGAAGCTGCGCTTGCTGCGAACTCTGACTTAAATGGTTTTGACACGACTTCCGTGATGGCTGAAGCTGCGACAATGCTCGACGACAAGCGGCAAATAGCTTTAGACGAAAAGAATAGAGTCGAACAGCAGACGATCACTGAGAACCTTACCGACAGCATGACTAACCGTGGTTATAATGTAAAAAACCGCAATGTAATCGAAGATAAAGCTAAAGCGATGGTTGGCAAAGCCGGTGATGGTGAAAGTGAAGGGCAACTCCTAGCACAGAAAACCACTGAAATTGAAAACAGTATAAGTCAACTTGGCAACATGGGCATAAATGTCAGCGACCCCGATATGGTCGGCACTTTAACTGCGGCGGCGATAGACGTTCAAAAGCGTGAAAGTGGTTTATTTACAGGTGACGAAGATGTGGATGTACCTATTGAGATTTCGCATGTCGCCCAAGCTTACGACGAAATGCTTTTAAGCGGCGGTGTCGGAGCAATAGAAAAAATGGCGGTAGCTTCCGCATTGGAAGAACTAGGCTTTCGCAGTGTATCAGAAGCGGTCAAATCTGGCAGTAACGCAAGCTTGCAATCTGGCATTCAGACAGCAATGAAAGAATTATATACGCAGATACATGACATTTACGACGACAACCAAACCACACTCGACGGTGTGTTGGCTAATACCAACAGCAAAATAGAAGCGTTAGACACTCAAGTTGCAGAACTAGGTGTTACCGAATTGCTGGACGCTGGCGGCTCAATGATAGATGTTCCACTTGCTGATCTAAATTCAGACGACCTTACGACTTGGCAGGGCAATGCGAAGACCGCGCTCATGTCTATCGACAAAGCACAACAAGCTGTTGAGTCTGAAATCAAAAGGTTGGAAGCTCTAGCGCGGGATGACTTCTATAACGTGGATCAACAGCAAGCTAAAGCTGCGCTGGCTAGAGTTGAAGAACTTAAATCGAAATCAAAGGCAATTAGCAGTCAAGGTGAAGCTCTCGCTGGGCAAATCATTGATGCACAACAGAAGTTCTCTTTATCTGCAACGGCTGATGTTGGCGGAGGAACAGAGCGCACACCCGACGAAGTACGCGCGAACAAACAGATTAAATATAAATACAGTCTTGAGCAAGCAATTGAACAAATTAAGGCAAACGGCGGTGAAGTGGACCCAACAGCACTGTTTGCTCAACTCTTTGACGCCCTTCAAAAAGAAGAAGACAAGACATATTTGGGAACCATACAAGCCCCACGGGGTGGTGGCCCGATCAGAACCGAGACAGAGGGTCTGTTAGGTAAAGGCGTTCAACTTACCCCTGCCTCTGGGCCGTTTACTGGCACACCGAATACGGGGACAGCGGAACGCCTCACATATGGTAACGTCGATGTTCCTGATTACCTTCCGTTCATGGTCGGTATCTTTGAAGAACTTGGTCTTGAACCTCCAACGCCTGACCAGTTCCGCATAGCGACAGAAGGCATGGGAATAACCGAGAGCATAGAGCAAAGCGTTACGAATAGCCTCGAAACCATTGGTGGTTACGCCAAATACCTTTTCACAGGCGAGTAAATTAGGGACGATTGGATAGGTAACTTCATTTAATCTGTGATCAGGTTAAATGGAGTACCTAAAATGGATCGTGATCTACTTAAACGCGCACTCGACGCTAACTTTGGTTCTGGGCTTACAGAACAAGCTGATGATTATAGCTATACAAATCTAAGCGGCGTTGACCTTCTTACAAACCAAGACGCGGTTAAGGATGTGCGCGACTACTACGCGGCACAAGGCGAGACATTCAGCAACTACAGTGACATGTGGGACAAGTTCTACAGCGACAGGCGGTGGAGCGATGTAAACACGATTGGCGCAGCTAGTTCACTTATCGAAAGCTCTATGGCTGGTGATGACCGTGATCGGTTGGCAAGACTATCAAAGATTTGGTCAAATGCGCCGATGCGCGGCACGACACTTGATCGCGTTTGGGATTACGGCAAGGCCGCAATCCTTGATCCAACAAACTTAATTCCTGTTGTGGGTCAGGCTGGCAAGGCGAAGACAGCTTTCACAGCCGCTCGCACTGCTGGCAAAACTCTACAGCAATCGAAGAATGCTGGTCGAACTGCGGGTGCTTTGGGGGCAGCTAAACAAGAGGCAATCATTGGCGGTGCAGTCGGTGGTGCGCAAGACTTGATGAAGCAAGCCACAGAAGTCCAGCAAGGTCTTTCTGACGGTATTGATGTTGGTCGTCTTGCAGGTTCAGTAGCTATAGACGCTGGCGCGTCTGGTGTTGCTGGTGGCCTTTTAGATCGCTTCGGCACCAGTAGTGTTGGCCGCAGCTTACCCGTTGTGAACCGCTTGCTTGGCGGTGATTATGCCGATGATTTAGGCAACTGGTCGAACACTACGAACTTAGGTCAGAACTTGACCAAAAGATCGCAAGCTCTTGCAAGAGAGTTGGACGATATTGAAACCAAGTTGGGCGAAGACTATCAACTAGAAGTTGACGCTGATGACCTAGCTGAACGTAAAACCAACATCGAACTAGAGCTTGCCGAGATTGAGGCAGATGGCGTTTTAGTCGATGATCTAAACACGAAGATGGATCAGCTTGCCGAGCAAATCCAAGCTGGTCAAAAGAACGGTGTTGACGTTAAGGGCGTTCAGCGTGAGTACCAGAAAACAGCCCGTGAGTTTGAGCGCACAACTAAAAAGAAACGCTTACCTTCTCGTCAGCAAGAGCCAGAAGCGGAGGCACCCGATGTTGAGGTTGAGGCTGAAACTGGCGATCCTCTACAGATCACAGACCAATCCGAAACCAACCTTCTGCCACCCCCTTCCCAGCGCACGGTTGAAGAGGGTGAGGTTATTGCAATCGAGCCTCAAGAGGGCCAGATTTTAGAGGTTGATGAAACTGCCGAGGTAAAGACCACGGATACTACCGAGGACGAAGCCGTAGCATTGCCAGATGTGCCGTTAGTCGCTCGTAATAAGCAAGCCTTTACACAGTTACTTGAGTCTAACAGTGACATTATTAATCAGACAGAGATCAATGCTCTTGCGTCTGAGGGCAAGCTACGTCTGACAGCCAGCACACAAGCAATCGGCAAGAATGCAATGGAAGACTTGCAAAAGATTGTCGATGAACGCCGTGCTGTACCCGTACAAGAACCCGTACAACCAGCGGAGCCAAAGGCTCCCAAAGCAGAGACAACCACAACCGCTGAAACGGTAGACGCCGATGCGGGTACATCTGAGTTTGCACCATCCGCTGACCCTGATCTGGAAGACCAAGCGGATGAACTAATGCCACGCATGATGATGGAAGTGGCGGGGTCCAATACTGATCCTCTTGTCGCTATCCGCTCTCAAGCCATTCCAGGTCGTGATGACATTAGCCCACCACTAAAGCGCATTCTGATGCAGCGTTTGAACAACTTGGAAATGTCACGCGCACGTAAGGCTGGTGCAAGTGTTCGCCAAGACGACACAACCACGGGCAAAACCAACAGCCGCACGGCAGACCGCACCGATGTTTCTATAGAACGCTTGCAAGATGTGCCGCCATATGTGCCTGACGAAGCCACGGGCCGCATGGTTAGAAACCCACAATATGTGGAAGCGGGTATAGGTCCGTCACAAGCTATGAAAGCCAGCCGTGATATTGGTGGTGGCAACTTCTCAACATCATCAACAGGCACTCAACCAAGAGAGTTCGCCAGAACAGCCGCAATGCGAATGGCAGAAGCCGACTCTCGCAAGAAAGAAGGCAAGCTTTTCTACCCATACACTTCGTTTGTTGGTGACGTTCACGCAGATGGCAAAACTCAATCGGGTGAAGGCGCAGTGACCGCGTATTACTTCCCTTACATGGGCAAGTCTTTCCGCGATATTAATACAGCCCTCAAAGCGATGGAAACAAACGGGATAAAGGTCAACGAAAACTACGCTGCGTATGACGAAGATATGGTCCCAATATTCACAGACCGCGAATATGCGTCAGAGAAAGACAAATTACTAAAACGCTTTGGTGACAAGAAAATCACCAAGAAAGTGTTTGACCAAGAACTGATCAAGCTTAACCAACGCGCCGAAGGTGCAATGGACACGCCACAAAAGAAAGAAGTGGTTGGCCGTAACGGTGAAATCATTGAGCGTGTGAAGGCTGGTATTCCAAACACCAAAGGTAAAAAGATCATTGCGGCTATTCCGCGTAGCGAATTTTCACCGTCTGGAAATCTCGTAACTTCCAAGGTTCTTTCAGCCCGTCAACAAAAATCGGGTGTAAGCGCGGAAGCTTTGATTGGGAATGAGGACGCGAAGGATTGGTACATTGGCTATGTGCCAGCGAATATGCGTACCAAGACCACCGACATTGACGCGATGATTGAGAAGTTCGAGCCTCTTAATGAAAGCAACAAGGTCGGTGAAGTGAACCGAACTAACCCAACAGCCCCACCCGCGCCGATTGACTTAGAATCTCGCGGCGATGTTTTGATAGTTGATACAAGCTCCCTCGAAACGAATGACATAAACAACTTATTCTTTGCTTCCTCACTTGCAAAGAATAAAGGGATCAACCTTTTTGGCGATGTTAAAAGTCCCGAAGACTTGCGTAGCAAAGAAATCACGTTGCGTGACCTTACGCGACTTGAAGCAATCGTGGACAACGCCCCTTGGGAAATCGACTTTAACGTGAACGGCCAATCTGTGCCGATGAACAACAAGCTGCGTTTGAGGGTTCTCGCAACATTGCATGACCTCAACGGTAGTGTAGCTCCTAGTGGCATTCGTCGTCCATCAATCGACATTGAAGAAAGCTTGGTCAAGCTTAACGGCATCTTCGACAAGTCCAGCCCAACCACTCGTTCTAACATGGAACGATTGATGCGTATGGTTGTACCAGATCAGCTTGCGCCGATCTTTGAGACTGCCGACATGGATGCTACTGTCCTGGGCCGTTTTGTTAATGACCGCAACGATGCTCTGAACCGTATCCAGCTAAACCCAGAGGCGATCAACAAGGCACTAAAGGAAAAGGGCTTATCAGAAACACATGTCGTCGCGCATGAGTTGGGTCATTGGGTATATAACAACCTAATGTCTAACCCCGATAAGGCAGAATTTTGGAGAGCAATAGATCAATATTATGACGGTGAAGGTCGTCTGTATAAAGATGGTGATCGTGACGCGATGCGGGACATTGCTCTGCGTAGCCCTTACTTCAAGAGCGTTAAGAAGTCTGTTGGGTTCGACAACGCATTGGACAGCCCATCTGAATACTTTGCCAATCAGTTCGCCCTGTTTATGAACCACAAATATGACTTGATGATGTGGCCTGACACGCCGTTCTTCACCAAGGCAATGAAGCTGGCTAAGAAACTTTGGTATCTAATGTCTCGCAAAGAGATACTTGACCCCGAACTTGAGCCGATCTTTTCAAAGCTAATCTCTCGCAAAGACTTGCAGATGCGTGACCAATTCATGCGTCCGAAAGAGCCTACAAATAAATACTCGCTCACACTTATGGCGAACTATGAGAACTTGCGCGTGGGTAAGGCCGAGGTCGATAGGGCATTTAATAGTGCTGACATTTCTGCGTTCATAGAAAAAATCAAACAACCCGAACATGGTCTTGAAAGCCAACTACGCAGATTAGTCGCAACGCAGAACGATGCTAAGTTTTATGCGCGTCGAAAAGGTGAAGAGTACAAAGGTTACACGGGTGTTTTAGAGGCGATAAAAGAAAACGGACTTGCCCAGAGACTTCGCAATGTGTTGGTCGAGTTGGAAAGTATCGGTGTGGGTCGGACTGCCGAAGGCAAGAAAAGGTTTCTTGGCACCTTTGCAACTGAGTATCCGATTGACGACATTCAAGCTATGACGCGGGTTTATGAAAATGATCTGGTCCCTGCAATCGAACAAGCGATGAAGCAACTGAATGATTCTTACTATCGTTTGGAAAAAGGAGACATCCCCACCGCAAAACTTGACAGCTATGATCTAAAAGCGCGTCAAGAAGTAGGCATGAAAAAAATAGAACAGTCTGCAACAGCGAAGGTCAACTTTAATGAGACTTCGCGCAAGCGCAATCAGCGTGAGAATTTTGTTGCTCAGTCTATCAAAGCATTAAAGGCAAAGAAAACGGACTTTAACGAAGCTGACTTTGGAGATTTCGCAGCAAGCCAATACCCCGACATGTTGCCATTGGTTGGTAAACTGGAAGAGGCTTTCAAGAAAGGCGCGAAGCCTAAACAGGTTCAAGGCATTGCAGATAGAATGCGCCAGATTCTTTCTAGTCAGTTAGCGGTAAGCGGCCCTGCCACGGTTGTTCGTACCACCAAGGCTGGTGAGGAAGGACCATACCAACTTGCAACCACTAACGAACTTGCTGTTGTATTGCGCGAAGGTTTGATGGGTACGGGTAACAAGGACAAGATACAAGACGTAGCTTGGGAATACACGCGCCGTGATAACAAGAACAAAGCGGTCATTCCAGACAGCAACGCGGTAATCAATGCGGTCAAGGCAGAGGCCGAGTTCAACCGTGGTGGTTTGGAAGACAATGGAATTGGTAGCAATACACCGTTCATTCTATCAAACTTTCTGTCAGAGATAACTGCCCGTACACCTCAGAAGGAAACAGCGGCCCGTAAACTGGCTACTCGCGTACTTGCTTTGGGTTACGAAATTTCGCCTGACACTCGTACAGATGATTTCAAAGAGTTCCGCACAATGTCACGCCAACTGTCTGCTAACTTGGAGACAGAGGACATTACACAGACTGTGCGTACCCTCACGAAAACATTGTACCCTACGTCGATCTTGTCAGACGGTACGCGAAACCTGTTAGAGAACACAGCCGCCCGTATGGGTTACGATGCGGATAGCGTTCTTGAACAACTCGTCATCGAAGACGTGGACATGACGGTAGACCGTGTGTTGATGGATCAGATCAAGGACACTTTACCTGAGTTTGAAGGTTACGAGATTGAGGAAGCTGTCAACGAAGCCAGAGAGGCAATGCGTGATGCAATCGCCTACGCAGTCAACGGTTTAGTAGATGCGCCAGAGGCCCGTAGTCGGTTCTTGCCTTTGTCCTTGTATGGGGACATGGCATCTAGTGAAAGCTTAGTAACTCGCAACTCGCCAGCGGGTGTATATACAGATGCAGTACCAGCCGAGTTTGCGTCAGAGTTTGCAGCCGAAACTATCAACCGTATGTCGCAATCTTCTGTCGATGCAGTCAAAGACTTTACTGGGTCAGACGACATCAAAATGATGTTCATAACACCAGAACGTGCGGATTCCATATTCGGGTCACTACCTGTGATCACAGATCGCCCAGCGAACACAATGGACGCCATGCGTGATGCGATGGTCGATAGTGCGCCAGAAGCACGTAAGACAGTGGTTGCTGATTTGATTGATCAGTCTGAAGCCATACGGAACGGTATCAATTCCGCACGGGCAGATGGCACCGCGTCTGATCTTAGTGATCACTACCTGTTTGACAGCGTTGTTAATACTCGCCTGTCTAACTTCAAAGCAAGTGACCTAACGACAACCAAGCCAGTGTTCTTGCGGGACGATAAGCCAGCGGTTTTTGGACACCAGATGACTTTCAAAGATGACATGGTTCGCGGTGTTATCGAAGCCATACGTCAATCAGCCAAAACACCTAGCCGCCTCGAAAGCATTGATAACTTTGTTGCGGATAATCGTGGACTATTCAAAGGTCGTGAGTTGTTTAGTAGTCTGTCTGAATTGGCTGGTGGCAACGAACAGTTGCGCCGTATTATGCGTCAGGCAAACTACTCCACAATAACCGTTGATGGTCAGACAGTGTTGCTTACCCCTCGAAAAGCCCGTTCTGTTTCTAGCGAAGAGTTCATCAAGGCGCAGCCGTTGCTTGGTGAGGTCGAAGTTGGGTCAGGTGCAAACGCTCACATTGTAAGTGAAGCACGTATGGCTATTGATGATGGCGAAGCCGCCGTAATGCAGACAGCAGACGCATTAACAAAAGCTGGTATGCCGAAAGGCGCAGCCAAAGCTATGATCAAAATGCGTAAGAAGAAAAGTCTGAATGAGCGTGACGTTCAAGAGGTGCGAACCGTTCTAACAACAGACACGCAATCAGGTATCATTCGACGTGCGGGTATGCCTTCTTTGGCCGATTTCGCAGAACCATCCGATGGCAGTGGTGGTCACTTTGAGCGCATACATGGCCGCATGGCTAAGTTCCTTTCGCCTATGACCAAGGCTTTGAACGAGTTGCCTGATAGTAAAAATCCAATGGGTCGCTGGTTTGATGCTGGATTGCGCCAGATGTATGATACGACAGCCGAGTTTGCCGCCCGAAAGGTTGGTGATGGCGAGAACATCATGGGCTTCAATGTGGTTCGCGGAGAGCAACAACCTAAGTCTCACCGTCGAATTGCTGATGCGCTTGGCAACCAGGACCAAATGCCGAGGCTCTTGAAGACCAAGAAAGAGCGCGAGATTTATTCAATGATCCGCAAGTATTTGGATGACGTTAAGAAGCGTCTTCAAGATGCTGGTGAAAACGTAGGCGTGATTGCAGAAAACTATTTCCCGCAAGTCTGGCGCGTTGACTTAATCAATTCAAACCGCCCTGAGTTTGAACGGAAGCTCGCCAAGTATTTTCTTGCAGAACATAAAGAAAGGTTCGGCAGCAACTCACTATCGCCAGCAGAGGCCGCTCAGAAAGCAAAAGACGTTACCAAACAGATCGTTGATGATGGTGGTGTAAACCTCCCTCGCAGCAAAGTGTTTAGTGCGGGTAGTGGTCAAGAGGATTTCTTCAAAGAACGTATGCTTCGCATTGACCAGTTCCCAGAGTTCAACGATGCAAGCAACATGAAAGACAACTTAGGTGTCTTCATGGAGAAAGACTTGATGGTGGTCATGTCTAAGTATTCTGAGAATGCTGAACGCCGCCTGGACATAACTGACAAGTTTGGTCCAGAGGGTCACGGCATGACAGACTATGTGACTATACTTCGTAACACACACGATGCAGTGTCACGCCTTTTGTCTACGCACAAAATTCTCAAGCCAGACTATCACGTTCTAGCATCTGGAAATGAGCCTGATCTAAACGGTCCAGCCGTAATGAAGATGCAAGGAAACTCTGCCTTGTTCAAAGCACCGTTTTCGTCAAAAGAAAAAGCTGATTTCTTCACAGAACAGTTGGTCAAGAAAGCGGCTGCGGGTGCGAAGCGGGACGAATTGGTACGGTCAATAATGGATCGTATGCAGCCCACAGCAGACAGTGACGAGTTCAGCGATCAAATGCGCAAGAACTTCCGTAAACGTGCGGAGGCTATTGGGTCTGCCTTGGAGGACACCCGTGGCTTCACCAAGACGCCAAGCGAGAAGAACGTGGTACACGCTGAGAAGTACATTGATCTGGTCATGCAAAAGCCAAATGGCTCAGAAGCTTGGCGCAAGGCGTCATCTGCATTGCGGATGATCAACGGTGTAACACTACTCTCGTTCACAACTCTAACGTCCTTGGGTGATTTGGTTCTACCTCTGATCCGAAGCGGTGACTTCAAGTCATGGTCTACCGCGCTGGGCAACTACATGCGCGATCCAGTGGCGGGTTCAGCCTACCGCGACATGATCCGCAACGTGGGGGTTGCAGTGGAGAACACTGTCCACCAACGCATGAGCAACAGCTACGGGATCGACGCCAACCGTTTCACTACTGGCTTTTTCACAGCAACAGCACTGACGCCCTGGACTGATATGATGCGCGAGATTGCAGGGGCGACAGCCTTTGAGCATTTCAAGGCAAGCGCACGTATCGCACAAGAGGCACCTAACACTCGTCAAGGTCGCTTGGCGAAACGGGCCTTGGATGAATTTGGATTGCAACCTTTGTATGACAAAGGTGCGCCTCATATCGACATGATCATGCGCAGTGGTGGGACCGAAGCCGAACACCCAATGTATGAAACTGTGCAAGCTGGTATGATTAAGTTCGCAAATGAAAGTATCTTTGCGCCAAACAAGAATGATCTTCCACAATGGGCCACACACCCTGCGGGTCAGTTGATGTTCCAACTCAAATCGTTCCCTCTGAAAATGTTGCGGCTTGGTCGCTACGCATTCAAGGAAGCGTTACGGAGCGATGATCCAAATTATGCGCCCCTGCTACTCTACATGACAGCAGGGCCAGCGATGGGTTTCACAGCGGCAAACGTGAAGGATGTTGTTCAGTCACGCGGCGGTGAGGACAATCGACAGGCCGAGTTCAGAGAGCGCAAGCTATCCAAAACAGTTACCCCTCTTGAGGGGATGTTGAGTGACAATGCCGACAAAGCTTTGGGCTGGTATTGGGATGGATTTATGACAATGGGTGGCTTGGGTATCCTGGGCGAACTTATGTATGACACGGTTAATCAAGTCGATAACGGTGCCTACGGTAAGGTAAGGATTGCAGAGACATTCATGGGTCCATCATCTGGATTGTTCTTCGATGCGCTTACAATCGCAGAGGGTGGCATGTCAGCAGTTGGCGATGCAATTTCGGGCGAAGGGACTAACGGTAAGGAACGTGCAGCAGTCAGAGAAGTTGTCAGTCGCGCCCCATTCATTGGTCAACATTCGGGTATGCGTGAAAGCATAGTTGATAGGATTGCTGGTGAAAAAGGTTCAAGAGGCTAAGTTGGTCGAGCGCGGTAGTAAATATTATGTTTACTATCGCGGTCAACTCATGGTGATAACGAGGGATAAAAAGATCGCACTCAACATTCAAAAAAAGCCCCGCCAGAGCGGGGCTTAGTTGGGAGAAAAATAGTGAACTATTTAATGGTACGGTTATGTTCGGGGCGATCTACCCTTTTTTTCCATTTCATATGCTAATGCTGAATAGCCAATTTTATCGCGGTAAGAATCTTCGTGATCAATAGAATTGAGAAGGCGGCATGTCTTAACCCAATCCATCATAATCGCAGCGTGTGCAGCGGTTATCTCACCATGCTTTTCTAATGCTTCACGGGCGATGACTGTCCACCCGATAGCTATATTTTTATGGTTCCAGAGGGCGTCACCGTAATCAACCGATCTAGCACCGTTGATAGTTTCTTTCGCGCTATCAATTATGGCGTCACGGTCAAGCATATGGAAGGCCCATTGCCAGACCAGCCTTGGTCAACAGGACATCATGCTCGGTTGCAACCTTTTGTATATCGACCAGAGTTTCCTTGGTATGCTTGAGCTTCATTCGTGCTTTGTGAAGGTCATCGAAGTTCTTAACCTCGCCCTCTTTTTCAAGCTGAACAATGCGGTCAGAAATACTTTCTATCTCTGCCTTTTTTTCGATAATGTCTTTGCGAGTATGGGTGATCAAGTCCCAATTTATATCTGTTGTAACCATTACTTTGCCGCCATTGTGAATTGTTCGTATTTATCACACGCCTCTGCCTCTTGCTTATTGGTAAGCTTGCATGTGAACCCACCCTGATCGTCAGGGCGAGAGTGTTTGCAGAATTGACATGCTGGCGAGAGAGGAGGATTTTCCCAACACGCCGTTCTTTTAAAGCACATCTTACACCGCCAATCTTCGGGGTAAGAACTCACTCGCCAAGCATGTCCATCAAGCGCAGCTTGAATATTACTATAGATTTCGTCCCATTCTAATTGGTCGAAGTGGACTATTTCCGCGTGATATTTAGAGTTATCTTTACAGTAAGAAATAAAAAAGCTGCGCTCAATTCCGAACATTGCCATCATCATCATCATTTGTGAGTAGTATTTTTTATGTGAAGCTTTCACACCATACGTCACAAACTTGTTGTAGTTGGCCGCGTTCATAGATTTGATTTCAAGAATTAGTTGTTCAGACCCATCCTCGAAATCTACTAGCCCGTCACTATGACAGACCACATGACCGCCCAACCAAGAGCGTTCATGCTGTCTTCCTGTCACCCCATCGTTTGGATACACCCGAAGGTCAGCCATGCGTTGAAGGTCACGAACAACCTGATCCTCAAGCCTATGCCCTTCGCGGAAGATACGCATCAACTGCGGCGGCACCATATCGTTAGGAAACCCTCGTAAGGATAACTGCAATCTCGCAACGCAGTCGTGTCCAGACGAGGCACCTATGTAGCACCGCGAAGTTTCATTGCGCTCTTCTGCCTGTTTGTGAAAGCCAGCATCTATAGCTTCGACAACGGCACGGGCTTGGGGATCAAATGGGTGAGACATTAGAATGGAATTTCATCATCCAGATCGGCGGGTGGGGCTTGGTTAAAGTCTTCTGCGCCAGCGTCTAGCGATGCAATCTTAGACTTATTAACTCGTCCGACCCTCAAGTTACCTGTGTTCTTGTCAGGCCAGATTTCAATCTCGCAAGCCTTGCCAGCAAACCAATCAACCTCTGGCGGGTTCGATCCTGTCCACCCAAGAACATCCAAGACACCTTTTAGTTCTTGAAGGCCATACATTGTGTTTTGTTCTGACTGAGGGTTGTTTACCATGATCCAATGCTTGCGAGAACCATTGTCATTTTTGTAGTTGATTTCGATTTGATCACCACCCTTTGAAGTTTTCTTGATTGCTGCACTCTCAATCATTACTTCATGTGTGCCACGATCAAGTAGGCTGCTTCCCGATGGTCGTTCACTGGTTTTAACTTTCGACAGATCGACATTTAAATACGCGCTCATTGTGCTACTCCTACACGTTTAGTTTTTTCAAATTGTTCTTTGGTCATCATCATGCGCTTGACCAACTCAGGCACATCTGTGCCATCCTCGACGGGGCGAATGCGCCCATGTGGATCGCGGTTCTTACCGTGCCATCCGTGGACTTGATCGCACAGCATGTATCTGCGCAGGGCCATCTTATCCTTGCCGCCTTGCACCTTTTGCGTTTCGGTCTTGGCAACCAACGCGCACACCAGATCGAAGTCACCAATGTATTTCTTTTGCTTAGACTTCTGGTGGAGCATGGGCCAGAAATGGGTCTTACCATTATCGTCTTGTTCTTCGGCGGCGAGTGCAGTGACGATTGTATGGATTGGCAAGTCGCGCAGATCACCGATCAGTGGATCAATTTTCTGGCTGTAAATCTGGTAAGGTTTGAAGTTGTTGTTCTTGTCAGGATTTTCGGCGTGTGCCTCAAGAAAGGCACGGCGTGACAACTCAGTTATACTGTCCACCGCCAACCATTTGTAACCAGCCTGTTGAAAGTCTGGGCTACGAATAAAGCTCATTATCTCTTTGAAGGAATAACCGTCAGGGTATTGAGCTTTATCTACGGTGTGATCAAACGAATAGAACGGAATGAAGTCTATGTCCTTATCGCTGATTGAGGACAGACCCCCTTCGCCCGATATGATCAGACCCTTACCAAACGTGTCAGCAAACTTACCAATCGCGGTGGTTTTGCCAGCCCCACCGTGGCCGTATAGAAGGATGTTAAGGTTGAGCGCAGTAACATCGCTCGTCTTAAAAGGTTTAATTTTCATGTTTTGAGAACCTTCACTGTGACTGTGCCGCGTTTGATCGTGAGAGCTTCACGAAGTTTATCCTTCACCAATTCGTCTGCGGCATCATAAAGACGTTTGTTGACGGTGAAGTTTTGGGAAACACATTCGGGCAAGGGTTGTTCATCGAACAGCTTTGCAAGCACAGCCTTGTCCCAATCAAATTTTTCTGGGGTGTTGATCTTGAGGCGACCACTATCTGCGAAAGGTATTTCAACCTCGCCATATTCTTCTGGAAGTTCAGAAAGAATTTGATGCTTTAGGTAGTCAAGCTTTTCCTTGACCTGATCTAACTCGTTAGCCGCCGTTCTGTATTGCTCACAGTATTCGGAAAGACGTTCATCGCGTGTTGATGTCGGGAGCGTAATATCACCAAAGATCATTTCGTCATTCATAAAGATTAACCATTGCGTAAGTTGTGTTCGTCGTGTTAGTAACACAACCGTTACACCTGAGCAAGAGAGAAAATATGCACTTCAATATTCAACGATTAGTTGACGATCTGGGGGGAGCCACCGCCGTTGCCAAGCAAGTCGGCATTGGTCGTACTGTCCCTTATGGTTGGGTGCGCCGATCTTTCATAAGTTCACATCACCTTTCACTCATTAAAGAAGCCAACCCACTGTTGGATATTAACTGTTACTTTGAACATGAGGACGCGCATGACACAGACAACCTTGGATGCAGCACTTGAATACTTAGATCGCGGCTGGTCAGTCATACCGATTAAAAATGGAACGAAGGTTCCACCGTTTAGTTGGAAAGAATTTCAGTATAGGCTCCCCACCGAAGACGAGATTTACAAGTGGTTCGATGGAACCGATCACGACATAGCTGTAGTATGCGGATCAGTTAGCAACCTCGTCGTACTTGATACGGACGATCAACAAGCTACTGACCATGCGAAGGCTATGGGATGGGATAGAACGCCGTACCAAGTGAAAACTTCCAAGGGTTATCACTTCTACTTTTCATCGGACGAAAAGATACAGAAGGGCAAGGTCAAAGATAAGACTGACCTTCAAGCCGAAGGTGCTTATGTAGTCGCCCCGCCTTCGGCAAACAAATCACTTGCCTTACAAGTTGGGTGCGATCCATACGATCTTCCTAAGTACAACGGGCCGAGGGTTGGCTTTGAGGATAACGTCATTCCTTTCACGCCCACCCCGTATGATCAGATCAACCTGGACCTAATTAAATCCAAATTAAACGCATGGGAAGAGGCAGAAATATTTGTCGAGAGGGAAGGCCGCAAGCTACAGGCTGGGGATAGCTGTCACAATCGTATTGTCAGTTGGGTCGGCCACTTAATATCTTTGAGCCTTGACCACCAAACCGTCTATGACAGAACCCTTGAGTTCTGTGAACAATTTATGGATGACCCCTTCGATGACAAGAAAATCCTTGAGACTATCAAGGGTTTGCTTCGTAAGGAAAAGGTAGAGGAACACTTCGATCCCAAGCCAAAGCCCGAACCAATTAGGTTTGACCCGATCACAACGTCAAGCATTGATGTACTCGCTCAAACTATTGGTGAACAACGCTTCTTTGTTGACCCAATCATTCCATCTAATGATGCGTCATTGACTATGATCTTTGGGTACTCTGGGCATGGTAAGTCGATGTTCACGCGAAACATGTTGTATGCAGCCTGTGTCGGCAAGATGAACTATGGGCCATTCATCTTATCTGATAAGCCGCGTGTTCTTTATCTTGACCTAGAGAATGGCAAGCGGAACATATTGAGGTTCTTGAAGCAAGCCAAGGCGACCTATGGCGATGCGGGTGACAGGTTTATGATGTTCGCTGGTTTCCAACACGGCGATATGAACCTCAAGACAGACGAGGGTGTTGCAAGTTTACAGTCTTGGATCAATGCCACTCGCCCCAACATCGTTTGCATTGACACAGTTCGCACGGCCTTTGTTGGTATGCAAGAGAACGAAGGCAAGGAGTGGTCAGGTATTAACCAGTTGATCCTTGCGCTGCGCAACGCTGGCATATCGGTGGTCCTAGTACACCACGCCAACAAGCCGCAAGGGGACGGGGCAAGTGGATCATACGCTGGCTCAACCAACGCACTCACCAACCTAGAGTTTGGCATCAAGGTCACACAAATCTTTGACGATCAGGACATGGCTAGAACCAAGGCTGGGCTGTATGCTGGTGATATAGAAAGCCCCATGCTCCACAAGCTTTACCACCCTGCGGCACTCAAGAAGGGTGAACACATGGCAGTCAAGCTTGAAGTTCGTTTTGTTAAGAACCGTGAGGCAGACGAGAGTTTAGAAGACTTGAGCTACGTTGCTTATGCCACTGACTATGACCGTGACACATTCAGATGCGTGTCAACTACAACCTCTAAACAGAAGGCTCTTGTATGGTGTCGGCCACACAGGGATAGCAGCGGTACAGTTGTTCCACCCCTGTCTAATGATGACATCGCCAGAAAATTAAACATACATAGTAGTGTAATTGAGGATTGGGTTCGTCCATTAACTTCCAATAATGTCCCAAATAAAATAGCTAATCTGCAAAAAAGTTGAGAGGTAGGAAGTTAAACTCGCGTTCCTTCTTGTCGAACTGCGCGGCTCCTAAAGAGCCGCTCGTTATCTCCGACAACTCGTCAGCGAGTTTACACCTGTTCGCTAAAAAGTCAATACTGGTTGTGTAAAAAGTTGTGTAGTGTTATATCCGTTACAAAGTTCTTTTGGAGTTGGGTATGTCATCACGTTCCCCCATCACTCCCGAAGTTGAGCAGTATTTAAAACTTAACCATAAACTTTACACTCATAAAGAACTTGCTCAACACATCGGGTGCTGCGTCGAGACTGTTCGCCGTGCGCTAATGCGGCTCGAACTAGAAATTATTTACGGTGCCAAGTACCAACGCAGACAGCCACCTAAAAAGTGGAAACGTCCTTGCATCATTTGCGGCTGCACGAAACAGCGTCCTAAGTCTCAGTACAAATGCACCGCCTGTCACGACAGAGAGCGCGACCAGAACAAGCATTTCAGTCACTCGCGTACATCGACGATCACCTTACCCAAATTGAGAGAGCTTAAATTATGTCGAGACAAAAACGAAAAGGCGATGGCTATGAACGTGAACTTGCTCACTGGCTAAACGAGAACGTCTACAAAGAAGAGAGGTGTGAACGCGCACCTTTATCTGGTGGTGGTTCGGTAAACATGGCAGCGGGTGGTGCAGACTTACTTGGAACGCCAGGAATATTTGTCGAAGCGAAGCGAGTAGAAAAGTTACCTTGGCGTGACGCGCTTGCGCAAGCTGAACGCAACTCTGCCCATCGCAAAACAGACCAAACTCCCTTGGTAATTACTCGCCGCAATCGTGAAGCAACTGAGGACAGTGTATGCTTCCTCAGATTAAAAGAGTTTGCGAAGTATTATGAGGCGTATCTTAGAGAGCAAATGAAACTCTAGGACGACAAAGCCTATATAAATATATAAGTTAAAGACACCTTAAAACTAAACATCATCCTAAACTTAACTAACTGTGTGGGGGTGGTGTATGGCTATCGTTGAAGTGATCGCGCTTGCTGGTGCTGTTACAAAAATTAGTAGTAGTATTTCGTCTGCTGTCAAAGCAGGGAAAGATGTGCATTCATTGTTGCCAGCTTTCGGTAAGTTGGCACAGGTTGAGGCGCAAATAAATCTCGCGGAATCTGGCAAGCATAAAGGTTTTCTTGGTAGGCTCACGTCTACTGAGGCAGACGCATTCGAGATCGCGTCTGCAAAAATGGCTCACAAGCAAGCTCAATCAGATTTGAAGTCTGTGTGCCAGTTGTACGGGCCACCTGGAATGTGGGACTTGGTGGTGCAAGAGCAAGCCGCTGCCCGTGTTCGCAAGCGCAAGGCACTAGAGGAAGAGGCTAAGAAGCGTGACAAGTTCTTCTTTATAATGTCTGTAATCCTCGGCGGTACAGTATTCATCATCGGTTCTGGGTTCATGTTCTACGGGGCAAGTCTTCTAGCGAACTAAATGGCGCGGCTCCGCTTGAGGCTACGCCGTTATATTTTTTTTGTTATGGGACGACACGCCACATGAGCGGATGTTATTTGTTGAATAGCCAACAAAGGAATACTTTATGGGACTTGAACACATAATAACTGTGTTGATTGCCCTCGCTGGATCGGCGGGTTTTTGGTCCTTCATTACTATGAAGGAAAAGAATAAGCGCGAAGTCCAGACGGAGTATCAGAATACATTGAAAGATCAGGTAGACAGGTTGGCAGAGAAGTTGGATGTCTACACGAAAGACAAAGAAGAACTCTTGAAAGAGATTGGTAAGCTGCGTTCCGAGTTGGCAAGGGCGCAGACCACTATCCAGCACTTGGAGAACTTACTTCGGACTAGGTGAATGGCGAGAACTGACCAGATACAAATTGGTCGGCGTGGTGAATTTTTAGCAGCTTACATACTTGAAACTTATGGGATCACGACAACCCACGTTGATCTGCAATACGACGATCTATGGTGCCGCACCCACAAAGGCGAACTGTTTAGGGTGCAAGTGAAGTCCACACTGAAGCCCATCAACTACACAACCAACCTCGAAAAGAAACGCTACCAGTTTTGGCTGGGGGACACTGCGCCGTATCAAGGCGTCTATGTCTGCGTAGCCCTCGACAGAGAACTTTGCCTTGCGTTTAGGGACGACAGGGCGGTCAAGACTTTTAAACTGAGGGACAGTTGTTTCACAGAACAGAAACAAACTGACAGCATTCGAGAGGCGTTTTCACTATGACTGTAAAACATGATGGCATCATTGTTCACTGCGCGGCTACCCAACCACAATGGATGGAAAAAAACTCAGCCGTTGATCAGATGAAAGAGATCGACAAGTGGCACCGTGACCGTGGGTTCCGCATGATAGGATACCATTACTACATCGCTCGTAGTGGAGAGGTGGTTGTTGGTCGGCAGCTTGGCACAATGGGCGCACACGCGAAGGGCCACAACCAGACCATAGGTATCTGCCTAGCGGGTGGGTTCGGATCAGACGCCGACGATCTAGCAACAGATCACTTCACCGCCGTTCAACTCGCCGCCGCTTATGATCTAATCCGAAAGCTTCAAGACCAGTACCAAATCTCTAATGATAAGGTCATCGGACATAACAGAGTAAGTACCAAGGCTTGTCCTGGGTTCCGCGTACAGAAGTGGTTGGCTGGCATGTCCCTATCCGAAGCAACTCAAAAGAAACCAGAGCGCACGAAGCCAGCCCAATCAAAGACGGTCAAGGCATCTGCCGTTACAGTAGCAGCATCGGCTGGCACAACCATCACCGCACTCAGCGGCATGAATGAGACAGCGCAGTACATCATCCTTGGATTTGCTGGCATCACGATTTTGTTTGGCATCTACATAATGAAGGAACGGCTCAAGGCTTGGGCCGAAGGCTGGCACTAACATGTGGGTGATTGTTGTCCTCTTCCTTGTGCCAGATGCGTACAAAGTGGGCAGCGATCAAGTGATCTATAAAGACAAGCACACTTGCGAGGTCGGGCGCAGTCAGCTTGTTGCAAGACTAAACGCAACTGCCCCGCCAGAGGGGAAAACTTTTGTCAGATGCGTAAACATGCGTGGAGGTTTGAGCGCGTAAATGTTCGGAATAAACAAACTACAAATGTACGGCTTGATTGCCGCTACCTTCGTACTCGGATTGCTTGGCATCTATTCTGCCGGAGTAAGTCGGGGGCAAGATAAAATCAAACGCAAGCTGGATCAAAAGCTGATCGACAGCATGAGAACCGCCAAGGATATTGATGATGAAATTGACACGCTTACTGACACCTCTCTTGCTGATCGGGCTAATGAGTGGGTGCGCAAAGATAACGGCTGATACCTACTGTGACGTAGCCAACCCACACTTCTTTAGCTCAGAGGCAACCGTTGATTGGTTGATCAAGAACGATAAGCCCTTCCTCAAAGACAACCTAAAGCACAACGAGACATACAACACCTTGTGCAGTTAGGGTGTTATACAGCTTGCCCTTACAAGATGTTGTAATTTCTGTTAGGATCGCCACAAGGAAGTGAGGCGTCTTGGACAATCTTAATAAACTATATGCTCGTAACTTGATCGACTTAGAACTTATACAAGTAAAGGGCGAAGTATATAATTCAGACGACGACCCAGAGGAAAATGCTCTCAGGCAATACTGCATGTCCACTACGAATCGTAGGACATTCGCTATACTGTGTGTACGCGCAGCCCTAGATGACATTGGCTTACTGCCTAGTGATGCAGTCAAGGAGCTTGGCGCAACACGACAGACCGTTGATACAATGATCACTGAAATGAGTGACGCTGGATATATCAATGTGAAACGTCTGGAGAACAACCATCGAACAATTTTCGCTAGTGATACATTGACTGGAGCCTATGTAAAATACGCTGCTGCGTTGGCTGATTTGAGCCAGGGCCTCGACTTGGCTGGGATCAACACCGCTCGAAAATACCGCCAAGTAACTTAGCACTCTTCTACTAAACCGCTGGGCATTCACCTACCGTAACTGTGTCGGATATTATACACCAACAGGGGGGTATATACGATGAATTATGGTGAAGGGTTGACAAACGAGTATCATATGCGCAACTATGGGGGCCGTATTAACACACCTATAGGAGATTATCAGACGATGAATGACAACCTACGCATGGATATGGCAAGGTTGGAAGCTAAGATGGACGTTATAATTAGTATGCTCCAAAACAGGGTCGGTAATAATTCAGACGCCCCTATTAACCATGAGTTTTCAACCGCGCTTACAGTATCCGAGAGCGCATTATTACGCAGACTAACTATTAAACAACACTGTGTTGCCCAACTACTCGTAAAGGGTTGGAAGAACGCAGACATAGCCGCACTCATGGGTGTCACTGACAACACAGTAAAGTTGCATGTGTCAGCCGTGGGAAAAAAGATGGGCCTCAAAACCAGAGGACAGATCGCCGTTGCATTTAGGGATGTATGTTCCAAGTCATCCATTGGCGAATATGAAGGTGCATCTGGTGGACTGCCCATGAATTGGGGAGACACAGCACACATCGGAATGGATGATAAGCTTGCTCCGCTGTATGCTCCGCAGAAGAAAGGTAGCAAATGGGACTGAGTGTAAAAACCAGAGGTCGGTCCTCAATGCTGCAAGCAAAGGGATCGCTAAAAGTAAATGGAGTGATCACGCAAATTCGTGAGAGCCTTCACACGTCTGACCCCGACGAAGCTCACCGCAAATGTCTTCAATTAGAAATGGACATATTGCTGGGCAAAAAAATAGTCGGGCGTAAGGTAAGTGCCACGCAAGTATTGTTCAGCGATTTGATCAAACGCTTCCTTGCCGATCCAACTACTGGATCAGGTAAGACTGTGCATCAAATTTTGGAAAAGTTGGATGATCATTATGGCTCTACCCTTGTGTCAGACTTCACCAAGGCAGACGCCACTCACTACATCTACGAGAACCACACATCGAAGGGACATGGCAACAACCACACTCGCCGTGTCATCACACAAATCCAATCGCTTCTAAACTATGCTCACGAACAAGGCTTCCGCAATGAGCGGATCACCCTTCGCAAGCCACCAGAAGACATAAAGGATTTGGAAGTTCTCTCACCATCTGAGATCGACGCGGTGTTCAAAAGGCTCAAGCCCTGCAATCGTAGGCTTGCATCCTTCATCCTCTATACTGGCGCAAGACCAGCCGAGGCATACACGCTGCGCCGTAAGGATGTGGACTTCCCTCGCAAGACTTGTGTTCTCACATCTATCAAGGGGCGCAACCGTGTCCCTCGTAAGCGCACCATCCCGCTCAATGCAAAAGCATATGCGGCAGCGCACGGCAATCAACTTGCCGAACTCGACAAGGGCAGTGACCTTATGTTCACCTATATGGTAGACAAAGAACATCGCCCGTATCATACTGTTGGTGGGTATTCGTACTTCATAAATGATTGGAGTGAAGCGTGTACCCGTGCCAAGGTTGTCGGTAAATCACCGTACACATTGCGGCACACCTTTGGCTCACGCCTTGGTGACAACAACACCCCGTTTGCTGTTATCTCACAGCTAATGGGACACACCGATCCGAAGACAACGATGCGCTATGTGCATCCCACATTCGAGGATCATCTTACTGCTGTCACATCTATTTTGTAGGTGTGCCAATCACACAACGCTGAAAGTTGTCATGGCCCCGTGGCTCAACTGGATAGAGCAGCCCCCTCCTAAGGGTCTCGCCATCACTCCAACACAACTTTCGGCATTACTTGTAACATCATTCTGTTGTTACATTTATAATTTAAATATGTCCCACTCAGGCGCGGGACACACGCCGAGGCAAATAACTATGAGCAACAAAGCAAGCAACGTCATTCAGTTCATGGCAACCAACACAGACAACAAAGACATACATCAGTATGCGTTAAAGGATATGCCCTACAATGAATTGAGAGATGTGGTTGAACAGGAACTACAACAACTCGTAAAGAACGTGCTGCCTCACAACTTCAACCCAGAAGACATAAGGCTTTTAGATACAGTCTTGAGAGAGTTATTATTCACTGACGAATAAGACTAAAGGCAGTGACCATCCGACTTGTGCGGGTGGTCTTACCAACGAAGTGCTTGTCCATCGCGGCAAGCATTTTCTTTTTCCAGGCTTCATTCTTGAGTGACAGGTAGATCGCAAGCACCAGCTTGTCATTGTCTCCCATCTTCTCACTCAGTCCACAGCGGACGTAGCCATCAGCATCAATGCTGATAGCTGGCGTACTCTCGACAACATAGAGTTGTTTGCGGGTGGCTTGTATCTTTGTCATCGCTCACCTCGCATCCATTTTATTTCGGACAACAGATCACTCTTCTCTTTAGTAACCTTCTCAAGTTTTTGCAGCAGCCTAGCAATCTCACTCGTTTGCTTCGCCAACTTTGATTGCATCTTCGCTTCCTTGTCGGTCAACTCGCTGTCCTCTTCGTGCGAAAGAACCCATCATGCTCTGGGTGGTTGAACATAAACAAACGTGCGTAGTATGCCCGATGGTTGTTAGACAGTTTGAATTGCTCCCCCTCTGTCTCAATGTCGGTGTGCCACCTGATCCTCTCGAACACTGAGTTGATCGAATAGTTTTCATACCCTCGTTCAATGATGTCGAAGGTGAAGTGTTCAACCAGATCGTACACATGAGGATTACCTTTGTGATACACCCACCACTTCTCTTTCAATGATAGATCATCAGTCATCAGCATGATCCCTCACCCAATCAGAATAGACCATGACCTTTTCCTCTGGCTTGTACTTGCCCCGATCAATCGCAATGGCCTGACGCTCAACATCATAGATGTTCACCTTGCCTGTCTGAGTATATGATGACGCCGCCCCCTTAATCAGAGACAAAAGGTAACGGTACTTAAACTCTGCATCGGTGTTCATATCATGCCCTCGTCTTTAAAATCTTTCTCTAATTTCTCTGCCAGTTCGGGGTCGATGTGCCGCATCTTGTGCAGCATTTCCATCGCCTCAGTCCTCACCGCCAGCTTCGCCATCCGTGTCTTCGATCTGTCCTCCCCCACTACACGCTTCGCAATCCTCGGTTTCCGTGTCGATGTATCCTCCGTTGTAGTAGTCGATGACGGGGACTTCGTATTCGATAGACCCAGAACCACCACATTCGTCGCACCATTTAAGTCGCATGGTAGGAAGCCTCTTCTTTTTCTTTTGAAATACTCTCGTTCAAGGGCAAGCATCGCCTTGCCCAGCGCAGCTTCGTCCCAATCGCCAAACCGCCTGTTATAAAATGGCTTAATCATTCGTGTAGTTTCCCTGCCGATTGCTTCACTCGTTCAATGAGTGTTTCCAATTCATCTATTTGATGTTTCATTCCAGGCTGACACATCATCCGCATCAGCTTGAGCTTCGCCTCAATCCGCTCAATCCATTGCACCGTTTCAACCATTGCCCCCATCATCCAGCCTCATAAAATATATGACTGCCGATAACGCCCACCTGTCTCATTTCCTTTGACCAGTAGGGGGTCACGCTCTTGGCGTGGTAGTAGAGGACGGTCTGCCTAAAGATACGCATGTCCTCTATCTCGTAGTCATCAATGGCATTGGCTGCGATGGACAGTGCTTGGCTCCACGCCTCGGCGTCAGTCGGCTTGTCTGACTTACCGTCATGCGTCCATGAGAATTGCTTGTCTTGCCAAACCACCTCGCAAACATCATCGGGGTAATCAGGAGAGGCGACACGATTAAGTGTCACCTCGGCTACCGCATACTGTCCCACGCGGTCTTCACTTCTCGCCTCAAAATATATGTTAGTAGCAAGACACGTTACGGATGCTATGGTTAATAACATGTGGCTTCCTTTCGTTTTTGTAATGGGGGTAATGCTCGTCAATCAATCGACATACAGTCGTGATCTTGTCGAAGTCCTTGTGCCGAACCTTGTTGGTCCTCACGACACAACCCACTCGCCACCAAAACATTCGTGGTCGCCAAGGATACAGCTTGTACCAAGTGTCCTTGACTGTGGGTGACATTCGTTGATCAAACTTTAACTTCATGTGATCTACTCCCTTGTGTCCTTACCGTTACACTAAAGTTGTGTTGGTTGTCAAAAAGAAAAAGGCTCACCCGAAGGCAAGCCAATCAAATCAACCCAACAGTGATGCGTATTGTTACGCTCTCGACACGCTCTCAAAGTCTATGAGGTCCAAGCCCATGATGTCTTCTCTCTCATTAGATTGAGGGCCAGTATTAAACAATTCCCGTATCTTAGCCCTCGCTTCGTCGCCCGTCTTCGCTTCAATGTTATAATCAATAGTCTCTATTCGTTTGACTATCGCTTCTACTTTAACATTCCAATTCATTAGCTTCGCCGCCTTTGCTATGGTTGTTGTGACACATACACTACAACAACTAATGATGCTAGTCGTCCTTAATGTACTGTGTGTTGGCTCAAGGCCCA